CCTGGAGGAGGCGGAGTCGCGATGCCGTGGTGTCGTCCCCTGTGCCCATGGTGTCCCCGTCCCGTGGTGGGCCCCGGGGCGGGCGTGACGGGATGGGACCGGGCGCGCGCCGGGGGCCGGAAGTTACTCCGGGTAGTTCCGGACGCCTCAGTCTGCCACGCAAGTGGCCGAAGTTGAACCGATTGTGGCCAATGATCAGCAGACTGCTATCAGTAAGTAACTGCAATTGCAGCCCGGTGGGGGGTCATGTCCCCGCCGGTTCAAAGGAGTTGGGGCGCGGTTCGCATTCCCTGGACCATGGCGGCCAGTTGGGCGTGCTGCTCCCTGGTCAGGACTTCGTCGGTGTGGGCGCCGTCGTGCATCATGCGCACCAGGTCGAGGGTGACGTCGTAGATGCGGGCGGTCTCGTCGTCGGTCAGGGTCATGCCGTGCCGCTGGAAGAGGGCTTCGATGCGTTCGGCGAGTTCCTGGGCAGCTGTCACCTGGCCGGTGCCGGTCTCGCCGGCGGCGGCTTGGGTGGTGTGCTGTCGTTTGAACATGGGGATCACCACTCCCGGCGGTGTCGGCAAGGGTGTCCTGCCGGGAATGGGGTCGGTGGCGTCTGCTGCGGACATGGGGCGTCTCCGCTCCTGCGGCAGATATGGGAAGGGTCCTCGTGTACCCGGCTGGTCGGACCGGGCCCCGTGGTCTATACCGGTGGCGTGGCTGCCATTCCACACCACCAGGGCTGTCATGCTGACATCGTTTCCGGTGAATGGGTAAGGCAGCGCTTAGTTTTTGACGCGCTTGTGACCCTGGACGGGCCACAGGGGGCCGGAAAGCCCCGGTGGTCACGTCGGCATGAGGAAGCCCCCGTCGGTGTGGAGGGGCCGATGTTTTGCCGACAACGACCCTCCGCCCCGTGCGGGGGCTCGAGACCTCACAGGCGCATGCCCGTCAGATGACGGCAGTCTACTGCGGGAACTCGCCACGCAGGTAGACGGCTTCCCCCTACGGCTTTGTGGCGGGCGTGAGGGCGGGGGTGCCGGGTCTGCGATGCCCACCCCAGAGGTGGGGCCCGGCGCCCCCTGCCGGTGTTCGCAGGCACCGGCCCTTCCACTCAAGGCCGGGCCCGGCTGGCCGGGAAGGGTCGGTGTCTGAAACCACTCGTTCGTGTGATCGAAAAACCCTGGCATAGGGCAACAATCCCCGGCATCGGTTGGAACGCACGAAAGCGGCCCCGCACCCTGCGCCTCGAGGGCGAAGGGTGCGGGGCCGCGGTGATGCTGGGTGGGCTACAGGCTGTCACTCAAGTGCTTGATAAGGGCACGCCGATAGTCAGGGTCGGACGCGGCCACCAGGTCGGCAGCGAACTTGTCGGGGCTACCGAGGAGCTCGAGGTACCGGGCAAGCGCCGGACGCCGCTGAAGGTGCCCGGTCCACTGCTCATAGGCAATGTCCATGGATGCCGGCCCGTCCGTCCACGGCATCTTCGTCGGCCCATCCGGCGCCGACGGGCGATTCTGCTCCTGTTCGGGCCGCTGCACGGGCACGGCCGCCGAAGGCGGCGTGGTGGGCATCTCCTGCTGGGGCTCGGTGAACACCACGCTCGGTACAGGCTGACGCTGCTCACCACCCGCCGGAGTAGCCCTGCTCGGAGGCTCGGCAACTGGCGGGGCAGGAGGAGCTGCCTCTGCCGCAGACGGGGCCACGGAAGTGACTGGCTCGCGGCGGGCCTCAGGTGGCTGCGGGTATACCGCGGTATACCCGGGCTCCTCCCGCCGCTCGGCGCGCGGCCTGTTCGGCTCCAGCGCCCGCTGCTCGGCCGCCATCTGGTCCGCCTTCCACGCCGGCATCTGCTCCGCGGCCGGGAGAGCGGAGTAGCGGCGCATGTCCCGGAACGCGGTCAGCTTCCCGGTGACAACCAGCTGCTGCATGTCGTCGGTGAGGCGGAGCAGGCCGATGCGCTGGTTGAACCACTGCTTCGACTTGCCCAGCTGTGCGGCTGCTTCGGTCTGCTGCCCGCCGGTCATCTCGAGCATCCGCTGGAGACCGCGGGCCTCCTCGATGGGGTTGAAGTTAGCGCGCTCGACGTTCTCCGTGAGGACGGCGGCGAGGAACCGGGTGCGTGACTCGGCCAGGTCCTCGCGGATATGGACGTCGATGGTGGGAAGGCCGACCTTGAGGGCGGCTTTCCAGCGGCGTTCGCCGGCGGCCATGACGAGACGGCAGTCGAGCAGCTGGTCGGTGTGCTCGGGAAACAGCTTGATGTAGGCGACGCGGGTGATGGCGACGCAGGGCTGGAGCTGCCCGGTCCGCATACTGTTCCCGAGTTCCTCGAGCCCGGTGGGGTCGAAGTCCTGGCGGGGGTTGAGTGGTGTGGCAGCGACCTGGTCCGGGGGGAGGTGGACCAGGGTGGGCTTGCTGCTGCCGGGGGTCGTCTCGACTGTCTGCCCGGCGAGTGTGGCGAGGTTGAGTCGGCGGCCGGCCATCAGCGGCGCCCTCCGTAGCCGAGCTCGAGGGCGAGGCGGAAGTAGTCCTCGCGGGCTCGGAGGGTGGTGCCGTTGTCGGCGTACTGGGTGACGACCTTCCCTTCGGCCGCCGCACGAGTGTGGATCTTGTAGCGGCGGATGATCGTGTTCGCGCGCGGCCAGCCCATGGCGTCGATGTACTCGATGGTCTCGTCTCGGTCCGCCTTGCCGTCCCGGGGGTCCCAGGCGTTCACGACGACCTTGTACGGCAGCCCGCGGGGCGCGATGACCTTACTGATGGTTCGGGCGGTGGGGTCGAACGCGAGGGGTTCGGGCGGCAGGGGCACGAGGACGTCGTCGGCGATGTCGAGGGCGGCGGCCAGGATGTGTTCGTTGTCGAGGCTGCCGGGGGTGTCGATGAAGATGTGCTGACGCTGCTCGCTGTGGCCGAGGACGTCGTGGGCGACGGCGGCGAGGTTGACCGTGGTGGTGGTCTTGCCGACGCCGCCTTTCTGGTTGGCGATGACGTGGATCGCGGCGCCCAGGTTCTTGAGGCCGGCGAGGCTGTCGGGGTCCTCGTGGGCGGCCGCGAAGTCGAAGGGGAGGCCATCGCCGATGCGGTCGGCCCACCAGATGGTGGATCCCTGTGGGTCGGTTGAGACGACCAGGACTGAGGAAGCCATGATGCTCCGTTCCGTGTGCTTCCCGAGGTGTTCCTCGGTACTCGGACCGGGACAGCATTGCAGATGATCGATGCGGACAAATGCATCAGGTGTCGTGTCGGCGTGGGCGCTGCGCGTATACCGCGGTATACGCGTCGTCAGGCCTGTGCGACTACCGGCGGGTTGGCGGGGACTGGCGTGCCGGGTATACCGCGGTATACCCGAGGGCTGTCGGCCAGAGCGGTAGCGGCCTGCTGCGCGCGGGCCCAGGTGTCGAGCCAGGCGCGTTCGTCGGCGGCCTCGAGCTGGTGCCACATGTCGCAGTGCGGGGTCACGGCCGTGCTGGCTGCTGCACGATCTGGTCCAGCATCTTCCGTTCCACGGCGGCCTGGTAGTCGTCCCGCGCCGCGGCCTGGTCGAGGTGTTCGTGGGCGAAGTACCAGTCGACGGTGTGTGCCCAGCAGTCGGCGTCCATGACGTGGACGTCGGCGTGCAGGAGGCACATGGTCGAGGCTGGGACTGCGGTGGCTGTGGTCAAGATGGTGTCCGTTCAGGCGGCGGGGGCGGAGTAGTTGTAGCGGGCGCGATCTTCGGCGCACGAGTTGGCGATGATGGCTGCCGCGGCCTGTACCCACTGGCCGGTGCCGGCGGTCGATACGGGGAAGGGCATGCTGCCGCCGAAGTATTCGTCGCCCTTCCAGTCGTGGTTGCGCACGGGGATCCCCGGCTTGCAATCCCAGACGAGGCTCCAGGAGCTGGTCTTGCGGCCGTGGCGGCGGCCGCGTTGCCACTTCTCGAGCTGGACGGTGACCGGGTAACTGGTGCCGTCGGGCATGTGGACGGTGGTGTCGACCTTGTCGGTCCGGTCGACAACCTCGCCCTTGCGGGGGCCGAGGAGGTAGTGCGCGGGGTTGATGTGGGCGCTGCCGCGCATCCAGGTGGGGTCGCTGGCCCGGTGTTCGTCGCGGCGGGCCCACATAGTCCACCAGATGCGGCCGTTGTGGATGTCGATGCCGGTGACGCGCGAGTCGTAGCCGGTGGGGTTGAGCCGGCGCTGGAGGAACGTTCCGTGGCGTTCGGTGTGCCAGTACAGGCAGCCGAGCGGGCCGAGACCGATGTACCCGGCGAGGGTGTGCTCGCTACCGGGGTTGCCGACCTTGAACTCGATGCCGATACTGCGGGAGCTGCCGATGACGACCTGGGCTCCCAGTCCGCCTTCGGGCTTGGTCGGCCAGGCGCCGGGCTGGGAGATCGCTTCGGTGTGACCGAGCTCGACCAGCTTCTTCCGTGCCACCGGTGACATGGGCTGGCGGGGGTTGAACGGGCCCGTGTACCGCTGGCCGACCTGCCACTCGTCAGGGTTGAGGGTGCCCTGTGGCTCCGGGCGGACGCCGCACCGGCCGCACGCGATCCACCGGGCGCGGTCCCGGTCGCCGTACTGGGAGTCGTAGCCGTCGACGACCGGCTTGTGACCGCGCAGCCGGCAGACGGGCGTGAGGCGGGGTGTTCCGTGGATGAAGTAGCCGCGGTTGAGCCAGCTGCGGGGGTTGGTCTCGTCCTTGTTGTAGTCGACGGTGTGGCGGTACACGGTGTCCTCCCAAGGGGGCGGTGGGGCGGTATGCCCACGGTCCCGCGACTCCGACCGATCGTTCCCCCGGCTCGGTTTACCGCGGTAAACCGTGCTCAGGAGGTGAGGACCAGCCGAGGTATGCCGGCCTTCTTCGCGCGGCGGATGCAGTCGGCTGTTCCCCGGCTGCCCGCGTGGTGGGCGGCGACGAGCATCTTGGGCCGTAGGTCGACCATGTGCTGGTTGCGGCGGTGGCCTGCGAGGGGGCAGTAGGTGGTGCCGCGGCGGGGGCGCCGGTGTCCGGGCTGGCATTCGGGTCCGCAGGGGCCTTCCCAGTCGGCTTCGTGCGGGTCGCGGGGGACGCCGTGGCGGGCGGCCCATGCGTCACCCATGGCGTCGGCACCGTCTGGGCAAGCCCCGTGGGTGAGGAGGATGCCGTCGTATCCGATCTGGAGGGCGTCGTGCCAGACGTTGAGGAGGGTGTCCTCGAGCAGGGGGACGTCGGGCCACGTTCGGGATCCGGTGAGGAGGATCCGGGCCAGGCTTGTCACGACGCCTCGAAGAGTCGGCGTGGCTCGGCGGCAGGGCCGGAGTGCTTGTGGGCGAGGGCGGCGCGGATGCTGGCCTCGAGCGACCCGGAGGGCGGGCCGGCCTGCTTCTCCAGGAGCTCTATCTGGGCGACCAACTCGGTGAATGCCTCCTCCGGTTCGCGGCGGGATCGCAGGGCCTGGTTCTGTCGTTCGATCGCGGCCCGGGCGGCGGGGGCGAGGAGGCTGGTGCGGTCGGGCTTGTGGTCGCGGGCGACGGCGCGCGTCTTCTGGTAGCCGGGGGATGCTGTCTCGGGGGTGTTCACGGGCGCGGCCGGGGCCGTGGGCTTCGGCTCGTCCACGGCCGCCTGCGGGATGGTGACTTGCCCCACGGGCAGCACGCCGAGGGACTTCACGACGACCGACCCGAGCTTGTCGTTGATCTGCTTGCACAGCTGCCCGCCGAGGAGGCGGAGCTGGGCGGCGTAGGCGTCGCTGCACGGGCGGACGATCAGCTGCCCTTTGTCCTCGCGGAACTCGAGCGGCTGGACCTTGCCGACGTACTGGGGGCACAGGGTGGGCCACTGGTCGATGATGTTGCCGCCGTCGAGGCTGGTGGTCCATGCCTGCTCGTCGGCGATCCGGCCGAGGAGGGCGCCCAGGCCGACGGGGTCGCGGCCGCCGGTGCGGTCTTCGCGGAGGCGGCGGGTCTTCTTCCGGCCGGGCCCGGAGGGTCCCTGGCCGGGGGTGCGCCCGGCCTTGTAGGCGGCGAGGGCCTGGCGGGCGAGGTCGCGGCCGGAGGCCTGCGGGATGTTGGTCATGACGCCGCCCGGTCGGTGAAGTAGTCCTCGGTCGTCTCCCAGAGGCCGTCGGGGCGCAGCCGGAAGGCGCCGAACTCGAGGTCGACGGCAAGGAAGTGGAGGAACGTCGCATGGTCGCCGAAGGGCTCCATGCCATCCGGAGTGATGTCGGCCTCCATGTGGGCGCGCATCCGCTCGAGGGTGAGGTCACGGATTTCGCCGTCTGGGCAGACCATCCGGAAGACGCCAGCGGCAACGGAGTCGGTGAAGGCGGCGAGGGTGCTGTCCCAGTCCGCGTTGGCCTGTCCTTCTCGGCGGACAGCAAGGCTGCGGGCCTGGCGGCGGAGCTTGGCGGCGCGGGCGCTGGTGTTACGGGACTTCTTCGGCATGGCAGGGCTCCTCAGATGTGGGTGACGGTCGACGTTCCGGTGCGGGCGTCCATGCGTACGGCGTAGGTGCACAGGCGCTGGCCGTACAGGTCGAGGGCGTCGTCGGGGTCGTCTGCGTAGTGGTCGGCGACCTCACGCCAGTTGTTCCAGTCCATGCGGGCGCGGAGCCGGTCCTCGCTGGTGCGCTCCGCCTGGGCGAACAGGACCTCGAGGCTGGCCCGGTCGGCGGCGGCCTGAGCGTTGCGCTCCTGCCACGTCGACTCCTGGCGGCGCTTCTCGTCGGCGGCGAGCTGCGCGTCGGCGGCGGCCTGCTCGGCGAGGGCGGCGCGGATGAACGCCGCTGGGTGCTTCGGCTTCCAACCGAGTGTCATGCCGGCGAGTTCGGCGGCGATGTCGTGGGCGCGGAGTCCGCGGTCAAAGAACGGCCGCAGGACGTACGCGAGTCGGCGGTCGCGGCGCTCGGACTGGGTCCAGTTCACCAGGGCTCGGACGACACGCGTCTCGCGGATCTCCCACTCGACCTGCCGCGGGGTACGGCGCCGGGTCCCGTCCTTGCTGCTGCGCTTGTCGGTCTGGTGGGGGATGGATGTGGTTGACCGGCTCGCGCGCTTGCGCGAGGTGTAGTTAAAACCACCCTCTACCTGAACCTGACTCTCTTCCTTAACCACGGTCAGGGAAGGGGGCTCACAGCCCTCGGAGTCCTGGTCGTCCACAGGCTCGTTGTCCACAGGGGTCTGGTGGCGCTGGTCGACGACGATCCGGGCCTCGTATCCGGTGCCGACGATCGTGTGGCCCATGGCCCGGTCGTAGGTGGACGGGATCGTCGCGGCGTACACGGTCGCGGTGCCGGCGTAGCCCTTGAGTCCGAGGGCGCGGCGGATGTTGGTGCGGGTGCCGTGGATGACCCAGGCGAGGGCGCCGAGTTCGCGAAGGTAGGCGACGTGCCGCTTGATGGTGGGCTTGGAGATGCCGAGCCGGGCGACCATGCCGTCGATGGCGTAGCGGACGTGCCCGCTGTCGTAGTCCATGCGGGCGGCGAGGTCTTGGGCGACGGCGAGCGTCGTGGCGTTCGCGCGGCCGTGGAGGCCGGCTGCGATCAGCCACTCGACTGCGCGAAGCCATCGACGCGGGCCGGTCCGTCGCGAGGCAGTGCGCTGCACTTCTTGGGCAGCGCCGCGGACGGGTTCGACCTGCCCGTCACTCTCGCACACGCGTTCGAACGTGTCACGTTCATCGGTTTCGTGGCGGCGGGTTTGCTGGCACGGGATGCCCTCAACGGAGGGAACATTCTTGGAGGAATCCGGCGTTCGGGCGTGCGGAAGGTGACACGCGGTCAGTGCATCGGGCACTATGGACCTGCTTTCGAGAACGTCGAAGGGCATGACAAAGCCCCTCGGTGACGGAGGCGGTTCGCGCAGAACCTGTAGTTCGCCCGGCGGATTGGCGTCCGGTGGGCCTTAGCTCGGCTTTGGCGAGTCGAGCCGTGGTACGAGGGCCGCAGAGGCCCGGAAGGTGTTGGCGCACCAACCGGGGAAGCGGCCAGGCGGTCGAGGAAATCTCCCGCCCAGCAAGCGCTACGTCATCTGATCTCCATCACTCGGTGGGGTCTGCGCCGGAGCAGGCGCAGAAGTCTGTGCGGCTTTCCAGCCGTAGCCGTCTGCCAGCAGTAGAACGACGGGGCACAGATCCTCGTGGCGGAACTGGGTCCACTCGTCGAGGTAGTTGGTCTCGTCGGTGGCGGGGCAGCTGTGCATGGTCTTGGCGTGGAGCGCCATCAGCCTGCGGTCGGCAGCGCAGCGGCGCAGGACCGTCTCGGGGTCGTGCAGAGCGATGTGCTCGCACGCCTCCTTCTTCATGGGCTCGTAGAGGTCCCCGTACATGACCCCATCCGCAACCGTGTTGCCGCCGGGAAGCTCGACGGCAACTTCGCGCTCCCAGCCGTCCCATGCGGCTCCGCCCACCGCTTCGGCGGCCGCGCGTGCTGTGGCCTCGCGGTGGGTGATGGCAGCGTCCAGCCAGGCGAGGATGTCCTCGCCCTGGGCGGTCATCGCTCGTCTCCCGTGGGCCACTCGCAGGAGCCCTCTCCGGGGATGTACTGATGGACGACCGGCAGGCCAGCAGCGTGACGCATTTCGTTCTGCCGCATCAGTGCGTCCAGTTCGGCCGCACGGTCCCGTGCCCTCTGCCGCATCCGCTCCCGAACCACGCCATTGGCGACGTCCAGGGCGGCGTCGGCCAAGCAGTCGACGCATCGCAGGTCGGCGGCAGCTTCCCCGAGGTGGCGGCAGTACCAGTCTTCCAGCGAGTAGAAGCGCAGTCGCGTGTCGTTGTACGACACAACGCCAATGACCGGGCCACGGCCGCACTGGCAGTAGTCCACCGGTTCGGCGTTGGTCGGCTGGGCATCGACGGTCGTGGTCCGGAAGAAACTCCGGACGACGGCGGTCACGCGGCGGTGGGGGTAGTGGTGACAGGGCCCGGCTGCGACGGCGGTGTGATGTTCACGCCGGAGTCACGGGTCCATCTGTCGTGCGGGGACGGGCCCCGGGTATTCTTCGCCATGTCGGCACCTTCCACGTGGGCGTGCCGGCGATGCCGGCACTTTCGTAGCTGTTGTGTGTCGGCCCGGCCCCCGCTCCTGATGCGGCAAACATCAGGACTCCAGCGGGGGTCGTTCCGTTGTCTGGCGCGCCGGCCGCCTCCACCCGTATCTGAGTGTGCGTCTGGCGCTAGGCGCAGCCTACCCGTTGAACTCGCCACCTGTCTGCCTCCCTGGCGGATCGTGTCGGACGGTCGTCTTGTCATCCGATCGTCAGGCCATCCCAAATTCCGGGTCTGACCTGGGGTGTTGTCCTACAAAAAGTAGGCGTAAATAACCGGATCATGCCCGCGCCCCTGGTGTCCTTCAAGAAGCGATCAGCAGCGAAAAGGATGGGGGGACTTGGGCGGGCTGGGGCGGGAGGTCGATGATCTGCCCGCCGGGTTCGGGTTCGGCGTCTCGGTCGGTGTGGCGGCGGCCGGTTCGGGCGACGGTCGCTTTGAGGGTGCAGGTGATGCAGCGGCAGGCTTGGTGGTTGTACCGGTACTCGCCGTGGGGGGTGGCTTCCTGCCGGACCTTCTTCCCTGCGGCGCGGGCCTCTTGCAGGGCTTCGCCGAACGCGGTGTCGGTGCGGGCGTGGCGGGCGGGGACGCTGGGGTCGATTCCGACGTGTGCGGCTGCGGCTTTGAGGTACATGCCGGCGGTGACGGCGGTCAGGTATTGGGTGCGGAGGGTGTCGGTGAAGCGTGGGGGCCGTCCGCGGCCGTAGCGGGTGGTCACTGGTGGCCCCCGCGGGGGGTGTCGTGGTCGGCGGGGTGCCGGGGGGCGGGGAGGGTCGGGTCGTTGCTGCGGGTGCCGTGCGGGAGCAGTGGGCGGCGTGGGTGAACGGCTGCGGTGCGGGCAGCGGTTCGGGCCATGCCCTCATACCCCGCCTCCGCGAGTGCCGTACGCAGCCGGTCGAGGGCGGCCTGGTCCCACTGGGGGCGGGCCATGGCCTTGCCGACCCACACGCCGACCGCGAGGGCGCGCTTCCAGATGTCGTCGACGATCCACGGGTCGACGTCGGGGAAGAGGGCGGTGGGGAGTTTGTCGGGCCGTCCGACGGTGTCGAGGGTGCCGGCGGCGATGAGCCCGGCGAGGTACTCGCCGTGGGACTGGGCGCGTTCAAGGAGCTGCTGGTCGACGGGCGCCGTGTCCGTGGCGGTGTCTGGGGCCGGGATGTCGGCGGGCGAGGTGGTCATGCGGCGGCTCCCAGAACGGTCGTGGTGGTGGGGATGAGGCGCAGGTGGCGGTGCTCGGTGAGGGCTTGGTCGAGGGAGAGCTGGCCGGTGATGGCGGTGAACCTGGCCCGAGCCGGGCGGGGTATGCGGGCGGAGGGCCGCGGGAGGACGGTCGTGTCGCGGCCTGGGGCCGCGCCGTAGGGGGTCTGGCGCGCGCTGGGGGCTGCCGGGGCTGCGGGCGTGGGGTGTGCGGTGCCCTGGTGGGCGGGGGTGCTGGTGCCCGGCGGCGGCACGGCGGGCACCTGTTCGCCGTCGACGACCGTCACCCCGTCGAGGAGGCCCCGCTCGGCGGCCGCGGCGAGCATTTCGGCGCGGGTCGCCGTCGCCTTGTCCAGCCCCAACAGCGTGGTGACCGCGCTCCGCTGCCAGTTCGCCGTCCGTACGTCCACCCCCGCCGCCTCAGCAACCATCTGCGGGTCCGTGTGCGCGGCGAGCGCGGCGAGGACGGCGAGCTTCTGCGCCGTGCGCAGCCGGGCGTCGTCAGCGGCGGCCTGGCGGGTGCTGATGAACATGCGGTGCCGCTCCAGCATGGTGGCGCCGCCGAGGATGCCGTACGGGACCGCGAGCCGGCCGTCCGTATCCGTCGACACCCCATACGCGAGGCACTCCGCGACAACCGGGCACCCGGCGCAGACCGCCTTCGCCGCCCGCTCCCGGGCGTGGCGGAGCGCCTGGTCCTCCCCGCCGTCCAGGTCCGGTGCCTCCCAGGCGTGGACCGACAGCTCGAGGTCGCCCGCAGCTTGGGTGGGCTGGTCCGGGTCGGGGGCGCAGCCCCGGTAGCGGTAGTGCCGGTGCCCGACCAGGTCCTGGTGGGCCCGGCGGGCAGACGGTGTCGTGCTGCTGGTCATGGTCAGCCCTCCTTCTTCGGGGTGTGCGCGGCTATGGCGCGGGTCAGGATGTGGTCGGCGTCGGCGAGCACCTGCTGCTGCCGGGCAGCGTGGGTGATGCGGGTGGCCAGGGCGGTCAGGTCGCGCTGGTGCAGGTTGTCGGTGAGCCGGGCGACCGCCCGTTCGCGGGCCAGCTGCCGGCGTACGGTCCGGCAGTGCAGGGCGGCGGATGTGGCGACGGCCGCCGCGGCGAGCACGACGGCCGTCCATGTGCGGGTACGGGTCACGGCCCATCACCCCCGCCGCCCCGTAGCGGAGGCTGCTCGGACACTCGCCGGGCGGCGGCCCGTACTTCGCGGGCGCCCCACTCGACGCCGGCGAGCAGGATCCCGGCGACGATGAGCACGGGAATGATCAGGGCAAGGTTGATAGCGCCCACGGCGGGGCCTCCATTCAGGTGGGAAGCGGCCCCGCGCGGACGGCGCGGGGGTTAAGCGGCGGTGGTCAACTCTGGAGCCGTGTGCCGGTCCATCTCCTCGCCGGTGATGGCCTCGACCAGGGCGCAGACGAGAACCTCGGCGGCATTCGGGGTGACGGCGTTGCCGTACTGCTTCACGCGTTCACGCTTCGAGCCGAGGACGGTGTAGTCATCGGCGAAGCTCATGGCCCGGCCGATCTCGTGGGGCTCCAGCATGCGGAAGAGGACGTCCTCGATTACGGGCTTGCCGTGGACCACGGCGTACCGGTCCCGGGTGGTCAGTGCTCCGACGGGCTGTGTGACCGGCCGGGCGGTGCCGGTGCCGTAGTACGGGATGAGGAGGTGTTCCGACATGTGCTCCGGTGTCACCAGGCCGTGGTGGTTACCGGAGGCGCACACGGTGGCCAGGGCGTCGGTAACCGAACGGGCGACGGAACCGCCGCCGCGGAGCTCGGCGACGAACGGCAGCCACGCCAGCCCGGTTTCGTTCCTGGCGGTCTGGGTGCGCAGCGGCAGCGTCGCTACCTGCGGCGCCTTACCGTCCCGGCCCTCGACCGGAATCATCAACGGCGGCACCATCAAGGAGTCGTTCTCCCGGGTGGTGCGCGTCGGCATCGGCTCGAACACGCTCGACGCCGTGTTCCGCCACGTACCGCCGGCGGGCACCATCATCGGCACCGGCTGCGCGAACCGCTGAAGACCCGCCTCGATCCGGGCCACCGTCTTCGCCGCGAGAGGCTTTGCCCGGTCGCCGATCCGCTGCCCGGGGATGGACCAGTCGATCGCTGCCAGCGCGGGCAGTGCCTCCGGCTCGACAATCTGGTTCCGGCACGAGGTGTTGGGGCACCGGTACACGTACTGCTGCCGGTAGCGGCCCATGTCCCGCTTCGGGTCCTTGAACACCTGCACGGCCTGCACCCACACGTCGCAGCCCTGGCACCAGGCGCGCGGCCGCAGCCACTTGTCCCAGTCGGGTGTCCGGCCCAGGCTGCGGTGCCAGTAGGCGACGTACAACCGGTCGCGGGACTGCGGGGCGGCGTGGACGCTGCGCGGGTGCGCGTGCATCGAGTTCAGGGCGATGATCCGGGTGAAGTAGCCCATCTTGTGGATCTCGCCTATCCACCGGTCCCAGTCGGTCCACTGCCGAACATCGACAACGTTCTCGACGACGCCGGCCTTGATGAGCCCGCCGCGTTCCATGACGCCGCGCAGGTAGAGGGGAACCTCTTCCATCAGGGCCCGGGACTCCTCTTCGAGCGTCGGCCCCTGGTCCTCATCCTCATTCGCGGCGCCGAACTTCTCGGCCTCGATCTCCGCGTACAGTTCCAGCAGGTCGCCCTGCATGGCCTTGTCGAAGTTCCGCTGCTTGCCCTTGGCGATGGACCAATTGGTGCACTCGGGCGACGCCCAGAAAATGTCGGTGACGGGCCAGGCCCACACCGGGGCTTCGCGAATGTCGCCCTGGTAGTGGGTGGCGTCCGGGAAGTTCGCCTGGTGGGACTGGATGGCCCGCTCCCAGTGATTGGCGACTCTCTCCACCCGAACCCCGGGCACCGAGTGCATGCCCTGGCTGGATCCGCCGGCACCGCAGAACCAGTCCATGACGGTCAGCGCGTTGTCGTCGTTGCGGTAGGGCATCAGGCGGCGCTCCTCTCGCCGCTCTGGGCGGCCTGGCGCAGTTCGGCGATCCGGGTGGTGATCAGGGTGCGGAACGGCATCCAGTCGCCCGCCGGGTTCTGCACCTGCATGTCGATGACGTGGTGCGCCTCGGCGTCGGCCTTGATCTGCTCGAGGAGGGTCGGGTTGTTCCAGCAGTCGCGCACCTGGCCCATCAACCGGTCCACATGGGCGGCCGTCTGCGGGTTGGGGTCGCCGTCAGCCGGCGCACCGGCAGCTGCGGTGCTTCCGTCGGCAGGCAGCGAGGCGCCCGCCTCGGCGGCGACCTGCGCGGCTGCCTTCGGGGCTTCCTCCGCCTTGCGCCCCTCGCGCTGTGCGGCCTCCACCTTCAGTGCGGTGCCGCGGGCGACCAGGAGTTCGCCGAGCGTCGTCTCCCCGTTCGGGCCCTCCACTGCGGCGTTCAGCAATCCGTCCGCCTTCGCCTCCGTGTGCATCGCCTGAAGCGCGGTGACGTTGTTCCACACCGCGGGCTTCCGCAGCCGCTCCATGTACGAGTCAGCCGGCGACCGCTGCCCCACCGGGTGGTCACGGTCCCCGTCGTCGAGGGCCCCGGCATCCACCGGGATCATGAACGTCTGGAGCAGCGCATACTTCAGCGCCGCGGACATCGCCTTGTTCGACGCCTTGTCCGCGACGTCCGACGCCTCGCCCAGCGTGATGGCGGTGACCTTGTCGCCTCCGGGACCGTAGAAGTGGAAGGCGACCCGCATGTGGACGGCGTTCATCTTGCCGCGCACCGAGACCTGGAAGTCGAGGACCTCCGGCATCATGACCACCCCGTGGTCCCGGAGCGGCTGGGCGAGGGCGCCGATGAAGTCGTCGACGCCGCGGAAGCTGTAGTTCTGCGACTTGTTGACGCCGTTCTTGCCCACGTTCCTGACGTCGCGCATGACGTGGGACATCAGCTCGTAGACGGTGGGCTGGGGCTGGTTCGGGGTGTGCGAGGTCGGACCCTCCGCCGTGATGCTGGCGGGGGCCTCGGTGGCCGTGGCCATGAGGTCTCCTTGTGAGGTTGTACGTGTGTGCTGCGCGGCCGGGTCTGGTTGTCGGCGTGCAGACCCGCCCGCGCCGGTGCGCCTAGCTGGCGGGGCCGATGCCGTACTTGTGCAGCAGGTACGCGAGGGCGACCTGTGCCGGCCGCAGCTTGGCGTCCTTGCCCTTGGTGGTGGCCTGCTCGTACAGGTCGTCGTTCGGGTTCATCTTGATGTTGACCATGTCGCCGAGCTGCTCCGCAGTCCACACCGGCGCCTCGGGGGTGAAGGTGCCGTCCAGGTAGGCGGCGAGGCCTTCCTCGACGTCGTCGGTGACCGTGTTTCCGGCCGCCTGCTGCGCGGCCCGCACCCGGTCCCGCAGGTCGCGCGGCATCTGCGGGTTACGGACCGCACCCCGCGGACGCTGCTCCTCGCCGGCGTGGCCCGGCGCGTAGTGCCCGACCTCGTACTTGAAGAGCAGGTACTCCTTGGCCAGCGTCGACGGCTTCTCGCCGCGCGCCTTGACCTGGTCCCTCAGTGACTTCTTCGGGCGCACCGACAGGGTCACGTTTTCCGAGCCGGTACCCCAGCGGGCTTTGCCCTGCGGGCGTGGCGTGAACGAGCCGGCCAAGTAGCGTGCCAATCCCTCGTTCACGTCGTGGTTGAGGACGTTCCCCACCGACTTGGCCCTGGCCTCGATCTCTTCCTTGAGGGCCTTGTCGATCAGGATCGACATGCTCGGGCCCATGCCCTCGTCGGCGGTGGTGTCGGTGGCGCGCAGGGCGGCCCATCCGTTCGGGGCGAGCACAGTGTCGACGGCTGCGGCCAGGTCCGGGGAGTCGACGGCGCGCAGCCGGTCGGCGGCGGCTGCGAGTTCGGCGCGCAGTGTGGGGCGTCGGGTGGCCACGGGGCGGTGTCCTCTCGGCGGGCGCCGCTCGGACCGGTGGCGGTTCGGCGGGCGCGTGCTTGTGTGCGTCACGCCAGTGTCCTCCATTTTCGTGGTGCGTACGCAACTGCCTAAGGGCTATTGCGCTCGGGGCGATCCCGGTAGACACCACTGTACCCCATGCATGTTGCGTCCGCACCATGCATGGGGCTATGGTTAGGGCAACGCCACGACGAGGGGGACGCAATGAGGAACACCAGCCGCCAGACCACCACCAAGACCCTGGCCGACCTGTACCGCTCCCTCGACCGCCGGTTTGCCGTCACCATCACCTACCTCGACCACGACGGCACCGAGACCATCCGCACCATCGAGATCGCGGACATCCGCACCACGAAGAACGGCTTCATCCAGGTCCGCGCCATGTGCCGGCTCCGCGGCGACGCCCGCTCCTTCGACCTGACCCGGATCGTCTCCTACACCTGCCACCGCATCGCGTTCGTCCTCGAAGCACCGGAGGCAACGACTCCCGCAGGCCGCCCCACCATCGTCCGTAGCGCCGCCCAGCTCATCGCCCGCGAACTCGGCCGGGACTACCTGCCCCGCACCGCCGTCACCCGCTCGAACACCGCGCTCGCCGCCTAGGAGGAACCCATGAACCTGCCTGCAATCGGATCCGAAGTACTGGCGGGCCCCGTCGTGTGGATCCTCTCGACCGGCGAGTTCGGTGAGGGAGGCACCATCAAGGGCGTCTTCCTCGACCGGGAGCTGGCGCGTGGCGCTCTGGTCGAGGAAGCGCAGAAGTTGCACGAGCGCTTCACTATCAGCGATGCAGGCCAGAAGGCCGACGGATCTCTGTTCGTTGAGGGCGGGTGCGACTGGATCGCTCTCGAACCGCACCAGGTCACCACGGCTGCACAGCTGGACTGACCCCGGGTACGACGAAGGCCACCGCCCCGAACCGGGTGGTGGCCTGACACAGTGAACGCGCAAGCGCAGTCTAGCCCACGAACTCGCCAGCCCACCAGTCCCCTTCACCACCAGCGACAATGAGACCCATGGCCAGACGCCCCGCACAGCAGTCGCTCCTCGTCGACGACCCCGTCACCGGCTACCGGCTACCGCGCGTTGAGTGCAAGAAGTGCCACCGGGAGTTGACCGATCCCGTCTCGCGTATGCGCCGCCGGGGCCCTGAATGCGATCCCGACCGGCGAACCGGCCACGCACGGCACGAGGTCGACCAAGAACCGATACCCGGCACCTGAAGGAGCCCCAGCATGACGACCGAGCCGTACTGCACCGGCCACCGATGCGCCGACTGCACGCCCGACGAGGGGTGCTGCGAGGCCACCTGCGGCTGCTGCCCCCGCGTCGACGAGCACGACCACTGCCGCCTTGCCCCCGGCAGCGAAGAGGATTCGAAGTACTGCGACCAGCACGGTGAAGGCTGGCTCTTTGACCGCTCCCCCGAAGCCGAGCTGATGTACCAGATCCTTCGAAACGCGTGAGGCCCTCGCCAGCGACTACTGAGTGGGGGCCCCCGCCAGCGGCTCCACGTCGACCGCGCGGCGTAGCTGCTCCATTGTTGTCGGCAACGGAGACCACCCGTACTGGCCCGCCATCACCGCGTTCAGGGCCGTGATGCCGCGGGTGTACGCCCGGCGCAGCCCGTCCGGCAGGATCGTCACCCCCGCCGGGCCCGTGCTCGACGCATGCACCGTCACCCACAAGGCGCTACGGCCGCCCTCGATCGGCACCTCATTCGCGGCCGGCGCCATTCCGTCGAGGATCTCCTGGCGCACGTCCAGCCACCGGCGCACCGCCACCCTGGTGCCCTCCCGCAGCCCGTACCACTGGACATCCGGCCGGCCCTCCACCTCGGCGGCCGCCGCCAGCACCCGCTGCCGCACCGCCTCCGACGCCTTCTCCAACTGGCCCGCCAACAGCGCCTGCACCGTCCGCGGATGAACCTCCGCCACGTACGCGATGTCCTCCACCCGGCTCGCCGCCCGCTGCGGCCGCCGGCGTACCGCCACCGCCTCCAGGCCGTCCGCCAGATCGTCCATCCGCAGCGCCGCCAGCTCCCCCGACCGGGTGCCCGTATCCAGCACCACGGCGACCATCGCCAGCAACCGCGTCCGGTCCATGCGCGTCAGGCCCATGCCGTCGCGCTCCAGCGGCCCGTCCGCGGCCAGATCCACCAGACCCCGATACAGGGCGGCCCGCGACCGGCCGTCCACCGTGTCCTTCAACTCGGGCGGATCCACCACCGGAAGCAGCACCTGCCGGTCCGGCACCACCAGCCGGGCCACGATCCCCAGACAGTCCCGCACAATCCGCAGCGAGGCGACCGGCAGCGGCTTCCCCACATCCCGTGCACGGAACCGGAGCTGCCCCGCCTCGGCCAGGTCCCAGAACACGCCGACCGCCCCCGGCTCAAACAGGCGCCGTGCGCTGCGGCGGTTCAGGTCCTCGTGCGGCACCGACCCCACCGCCCGGTCGAACATGCCCACCAAAGCCCACAACTGGCGCGCCCGCTCCCGCGACACGGGCACCAGCAGCCCGCCCGCGGCCGGGGCCGGCTCCCGACCCTCCCACACGGCCGGATCCCGCGGCGCCACCCGCTCCACCACGGCCGCCAACTGCCGCACCGACGCGTACCTGTACGTACTCCCCGTCACCGAGCCCCCCGCTCCGCCATCCGAGCCGCCTCCAAGAACGCACCATGCCGTGCCGTCCCCGCAGGATGCCGGGACGCAGCCTCACGCAACTCCCGCGCCACGTCAGCGCGCACGCCCTCCTCATCCACGGGCGCCCGGTCAAGATGAAGCCGCTCACCGAAGAACACAGTCAGCGCGCCTATGACGGGCAGCAGCAGCTTCTCGTCCGGATCCCCGAATTGCCAGCCCGCACGGGCAACTCCCTCCCGCGCGACGGCCAGCATCTCGTCCAGCAACGGACGGACGTCCGCACTGCTCCGCTCCGTGCTCGTCACGCCTGCTCCTCGCGCCGCTTCGCCTGGACCTTGAGCCATGGATTCTCCGCCCGCGACTGCGCACGGTCCAGGTACTCCCGCTTGACCACAGCGGAGCCCGGCTTCCACCGGCCCTGCTTCGTCGGGTCCCCGCCAGCGTCCGCGATGGCCTGGGCGCCGCCGCGCCGCAGCCCGTGCGCTGTGATCTGCTGCCAGTTCTTCGCCCCGGCCTTGTGCGCGCGTTGGCGTACCCAGTCGTTGATGGCGTCGCCGGTGACGTAGTCCCCTCGCTCGGTGGCCACCGCCCGGTTCTGCAACGTGCCGCGGGAGGTGAGCGCTCGGAAGAACGCGCCCTCGCGTACTCCGAGGCGGTGAAGCACGGTCAGCCAGTCCCGGACCGCGGCAACGGGGTCGAGGAGCGGGTCGGAGTCGGCGGGGATGTCGGTGTGCTCGCCCTTGGCCTCCTGGTCCGTCTTGGAGGAGCGGATGTGGAGGGTGACGAAGTCGTCGTCGACGGCCACGTCGGCGATGGACAGGTCCGCGAGCTCCACCCGACGGTTCAACGCCCCGCGGCCGAGGAGGAGTACGCACCGGTCCCGTACACCGGCCGGGTGCCGCAGGTCGCAGGTGGCGACCATGGCTCGCAGCAGCTCGGCGGTCACCGGCGGCGCCTTGCGTACCGCGGCCCGCCTACCCCACTCCTTGCGGTACTCGTTCAGCATGCCGCGCGCCTGCCTGGTGCCGGGCTTCTTGTCCTCGGGCATCCACGTACGGACGGCGGACATGGCGGCGCTGATCGCGTTCGGGGACCGGCCGGACTCGATGAGGTGGCCGACGTAGTCAACGAACGTGGCGGTGGTGCACGGCCGCGCGACACGGCCCTGCTCAGCGCACCAGGCGGCGAACCGGTTCCGCTGCGACCGGTAATTGGCGCTGGTGTTCCTCGGCGCGGACTGGTTCTTCAGCCGCTCAGCAGTCTTCTCGGAGACGTACAGGTCCCGCTCGGTGTACCTGGGGGTGTCCTCGGCGGTGGGCAGGGACTCGCCGGGCATCAGGACGGTGTGCCGGTCGACCGCCGGCCGCGCTACGGGGCCCGGTTCCATGAGGGCGGGGAGGTGGTCGTCGTCCACCAGTTCCGCGTCCACCACGTCCAGGTCGTGCTCGGTCACTGCGATCCGCGCAGAGCAGCCGGAAGGGGGACCACCATGAGGCATTCCCGCTGCGTGCGGTGCACCGTGACACCGTCGGGCATGACCAGCGGCTCACCGTCGGCATCGAACTCGTATGCCTCATACCGGATGATGAGGCCGTTCGGTCCAGGCACGATTTCGATGGGCTCGGCCACCACGGCGGGGTCCAGACCGTTGGCACTGGCCCAGTCACACAGAGCGGTCCTGCTTTCCCCCGTCACGTGCACCTTCACGCTGATCCCCTCTCAGATAAGAACTGACGTACAAGGGAAATTATACGAGGGTGATCACCTGCCGGTCCCCAACGCAGCCGTCCGGGGAGAAAAGGGGGCGCCTTAGCGCAGCCAGAGGAGGGCGGCACAGAAGAGCAGTGCACCGAGTACCGCGTAGCCGGGGAGCGCGAGCGCCAACCGCCGATTCGCTCGCCGGCGTCGGCGGTCCAGATCCTCCCGGATCTTCGCGCGCAGCAGACCCTCAACACGGGCCATCAAGGCGTCGTCCAGGTATGGACTCATGGCCCAACTCTACGCCCGGAGCTGACGAGCCGACTGGAAGATGCGCCGTAAAGTCACCAGCTGCTCCAAGGTCAGGGGCGGGGCCAAGTCGACCGCCCGGCGGATCGCCTCGACTGCCGCCGGCCCCAGTCGCCGCTCTGCCTCTGCCCGCGAGAAGCGCGGTTCCGTATCCATGGACGGGAGAGTAGCGGCCCAAACGGGCCGACTAGTCCTTAACACACGTTATGCGCATCCCCAGGAAGCGATCTGCGAGTCGGGCCTACGTGCGACGCGGGATGGCCTGGAGCAGGGACGCCTGAATCGACCGGACCGCAAGGGCGCCAGAAGGGGGCACGGCCTGAATGGCTGGCATGGTGATGTTGAGCTGTGCCGCGCCTTCAATGAGTCCGCGCAGCGGTCCCGCCTTCAGACGCATCAGGCGATCAGCGCACTCCCGGCATGACGGCATCCCGTCACGCTGCCGCGTGCAGACGTACTGCCCAGCCTTCCGAGGGTGGGCGTAGTCGCGGTGGCCGCAGCGCGGGCACGAGTCACCGCGTCGCAACTGAACCTGCCGCAGAGCTCGTTCAGCGTTGAGGTAAGGGCGGTGGCTCATGATGCCTCCAAGGGCGCTGGGCCGACGCATGTGAGCTTATCGCTGATCAAAGCGCAGGTTCCCGGTGGTGCGAGCGGACGGTTCGTCAATCTCGTTTATGCAAACGGGGGTAGACGCTGGACGAATGAGCGAGGCCCGGCTACGGTGGTGCTCGTAAGAACGCCGTCTATTCATGTTCGATACAACGGGAGCGCCGTTGAAGATCACAGTCACCGTCGACGAACCCACCCCGGAGTTCCAGACCCGACTCCTCGCACTCCTCGCCGAGAACACCGGCCACGTCGAAGTTGACGCGACCTGGACCCCCGAACGAGCCGAGCGCTACTGCCTCGCCCTTCCCAAGCGCGCCCGGCGCATCGTCAAGGAAGCCGCCAACCGCGACGGCTACGTCAGCGCCGACGACCTCCGCGACGACGAAGACAGCAGCCTCCGCGGACACAGCGCCGCCCTGAAGCGCCTCCTCGACCGCGGGGCCCGCGACGGATGGTGGCCCACCGGCATGGAGCCCCCGATTCAGGCCCAGGGCCCCGGCTTCGGAAAGGTCGTCGGCTACCGCATGCCAGACCACCTGATCAACGTCTTCCGGGACGCGGCCAACAAGCCCTCCCGAGACTGGTAGACCACCGCACCACCGAGTAGTGAGGACACCGACCATGACGGAAGCCCCCGAGTACCTGCCCATGCCCGACGGCTACGCGCAGCGAGTGGCGGAGCTGGAAGCCGCCGGTCACCCGGCAACAGAAGCGCACTGGATGGCCGCCTGCGAGGCCAGCGGAGCTGTCGGACGGCGCGAGACGAACCACCGCGACCTGTTCTGGTTCGGCAACCTGCCCGACGACCAGCGTGACGTCTGGGACCGGATCGCCGACCGCGAAGGCAAGCGGTTCTACTTCCACCAGGATAAGGACACCCTCGTCGGCTACCTCGCGCACGGCCGCCACGACGCGCGCCTGAATACCCAGATCGGCGAGGAACGCCAGCAGAGGCTCGTCGATTTCATCAAGGAACACGGCCTCTGGGACACATGGGTGGCCAGCAACCGCAAGAACATCAACGACGACGAGAAGTGAGACGGCCATGACCGTTCAGACGCCCCGCAAGAACACGCCCAAGAGGGTCGAGACGAAGGACGACGGCTCGACCGTCACCCACGTGGTCATCAAGCGGGCCTGCAACGGATGCGACGGCGAGCTGGGGGACGCGCTGCCGCTGGAGATCGAGCTTGCCTTCCTGGGTAAGGAACTACCGGACGCCCGCGGCGAGTGCCCCGACTGCACCACCGAGCAGTGAGGACCACGACCATGGCGCGCATCATCTTCCACATGAACAGGACGATCCAGGACGCCCAGTTCGCCGAGATCTACGAGGCCGCCGACGGGCTCAATGTCGGAATCAGCCTCTACGGCAACACGCCCTCGCCCACACGCGACTCCTTCGTCTGGCTGATCAAGGGAAGCACGCTCGGGGTGCACCGGATGAAGCGGTACTTGAGGGCGATGCCCTGACCAGTCCGTAGGTAGAGACGCGCCCCCGCCCAGGTCTAGTGGGCGGGGGCGTCTGCGCGTCACGATACCTGCGTGCCTAATCTGGCCGGCCCAACGTCCAGCCCTCGACATCAGCGATCCGGGCCCGCCACAAGGGGCGCTCGGGGCCCATGGCCGTCGGGCCATTTATCGTGCCCTGATGGTTCGTGATGAACTTCGCGTTCCGGAGATGCAGGAAGTTCAAGGGCTTGCTTTCGTCTTCTTCCGGCGGTCCGAGCTCCCGGTTCACCACGTCAAGCATCGTGACCAAGGCGTCAGAGTCGCCGCCGATCGTGGCCAGCCAGGCACGGAACTCCGCCTCCCACCGTCCATGGCTGATCAACTCGCCAGCGACGAGGAGACCGCCAACCTGAACAGTGACACTCAACGCAGACTCGTGGGACTTGTCCCCGTTCAGCATCCCCAACAGCACATTCAGGTAGACGTCTCTGACAGGCTCGGCCACGTCAACATGGTCATGAAGCTCCCGGGCTTCTTCGGTCATCGCGCACCATCCCCGCACTCTCAGCCCCAGAAAGCCCGACGCCTTGTGGTGGCCGTGCTCACGCTACCGGCGAGCACTGACAGTCGACCGGCCCTGATCACACCTGCGTGCGGTGGAAGCCGATGTGGGAGCGGGACGCGGTCGGCCCGCGCTGCCCCTGATAGCGGGAGCCAGCGGCAGCGCTGCCGTATGGCGCCTCCGCGGGCGACGAGAGCCGGAAGAGATCCCCGGCCTGCGGCTGCGTAGAGGTGACCCGCACCAGGAATCCGGCCGTGGTGCAGAGCCTGCCGGACTGGCAAGATCCGGTTATTTGCGCCTACTTTTTGTAGGACAACACCCCAGGTCAGGCCTTACAACTCGATGCCGCCCGCTGCGACGAATTCCACGCTCCGGATGATGTGGTCGTCGTTCGCGCCGCCGTTCGAACCCGTCCAGCCCACCCGGGCCGCCGCGGGCGCCACGACCGCCACCTGATCGAACAGCAGGACCCCGTCCACCCACGCCGACAGAACCCCCGCCGTATACCGGACCCGGACCAGGACCGGAGCCGTCCGCAGGTCCAGTACGCCGCCATAGGTGGCGACCGTCGTCATGGCCGTAGGACTGGTGGTGACGATCCGGGCACGAGACCCGCCGCCCGTATCCAGAGCCAGCGCCACTGCGGTGCAGCCGACCAGACCCAGGTCGCCGCCTCCAGCTCCCTGGAACGTGGCCGCGGTGTCCGCCGGGTCCGCCAGCGCGAACGTGATCCCGTCGGCGCCCGTGCCGCCCGACATCTCGCACTCGAACGACACATCCAGCCCGTCGGTGGGGTCGGTCGTGGTGCGCCAGCACGTGCCGGCGCCGAACCCGTCCACTGCGTGGGTCAGGTACAGGTCTGCGCCGTCGAGGACGGCGAAGCCGTTCAGCTGCCAGCCCGGGTCGGTGGGCGGCGGGATCCGCAGCCACGACGTCCACGCGCCTTCCGTCTTGGGCCCGTACAGGCGGCGTGCGCCGGCGTCGAGGGCCCAGTCCCCGTCGATGCCGACCGCATCATCTGGCTGGCCGACGGTGGTCAGCAGCCCGGGGCGTGCCGGACCGGGATCGCCCTGCGGCCCGGTCGGCCCCTCGGGTCCTTCGGGGCCGGTCTCGCCCTGCGGGCCCGCAGGCCCGGTCTCTCCGGGCGGGCCTGGGACGTACAGGATCGTGCCGTCGCCGGTGACCGTGTCGGCCAGGTCGACGCGCAAGTCGCCCACCCAGTACGGGCCGCCCGTGTCGGGGACGAGGATGTGGGTGATGACGGGGGTGCCGTCCAGGGCGCGGCCTTCGGTGACCGCCCACAGCGTGTCCCCCGCCAGGGACTCGACGTCGGCGTTGGCGGGAAGGTCGATCTGCCAGGTGCCGTCCGTGTCGGGCCGTACCGGCTGCGGCTGCACGACCTCGCTCTCGCTGCTGGCGACGTATCCGACCGCCCGCGTACCGGTGACGTCCACCAGCTCCACCGTCACGCGTACTCGTGTCGGATCGGCTGGGCCGATCAGTGTGCCCTTCACGATGGTCATCGCACGGCTCCCCTATCTAGATACGGCGCCGCTCGGGGGCGAGCCCGAGGACGGTGAAGGTGGACGGCTGCTGCTCTGCCGGCGGGTCGGGTGCGGGATCGGCCGGCTGGCACTCGTAGCGGGGTGCGGCGGGGTCGAAGTCGGCGACGCGGGTGCAGGTGTAGGTGACGCCCTTCGGGTCGGTGTACGTCCAGCCCTCCGGGGGCTGCCCGTCCCTGCCGTCCGTGCCGTTGCGGCCGTCCTGGCCATCTGTCCCGTCGGCGCCGTCTGTTCCGTCCTGGCCTGCTGGTCCGGTCGGCCCCACCGGGCCTTGCCGCCCCGGCTCACCCGGCAGACCAGGCTGCCCGGACGGACCAGTCGCCCCCGGCTCCGGAGTAATCGTGGGCGCCGGCTTTCCCGGATCGCCCTTCTCCCCCTTCTCGCCCTGCGGGCCGGGGATCGGCACCGGAACCTCGGCCCGGTCCGGCAGGTCATCGACCGCGTTCGACGGGTCCGGCGCCACAGGGGTTTTCCCGTCCGCCGTGATCTGCGCGCGCAGCTTGCGCACATCCGTCGCCAGCGTGGACACCGCATTGCCGCGCAAGTCGGCTTCCGCCGCCAGCTGCTGCGCTTCACGGTCGACGGTCTCCTGCCGCGCCCACAGGACGGCGGCGATACCGAACAGGGCAATGAGGGCAAAGAACGTGGCCGTGGGCCGCCACCGGCGGGCGAGGAACCGCTCGGTTCGGCTCATCCGGGTTCTCCTCCGAGTTGGACGATGATGGCGCGCAGGCGGGCTACCTCCGCCTCCGCGGATGCTCGTCCCGCCGCTTCGACCGCGAGCGCGGCGTCTTTCGCTACGAGAGCCGCCGTCTTGTCGCGCAGCTCCTGCTTCTTCTCGACCAGGTCCGCCTTCTTCGACGCCAGCTCCTCCTGAAGCTGGTCGATCAGGCTGTTGTGGCCCGTCAGGGACAGCTCCCCGCGCTTTCCCACGTAAGCCACGACGGCCGTGGCCAACACGCCGGCGAACGCCACGAGGGCGCCCACCAGCGTGAGGGTGGTTGGGTTCATTCACCGGGGTCCCGTCCATGTGCCTTGCTGGCGTAACTCGATGCTCAGGAGACGCTCAGGCGGGTCTCGGTGTGCTTGGCGGGGACCGGGGCGGTGACCTGGGTGCGGACGAAGGCCTGTGCGACGACGGTGACGAACGCCATGGCGGCGGCCTGCTTGGCGGTGGACCAGTCGAGGCCCAGGTTCATGCCGAGTGCGACGCCCGCCTGGGCGAGTCCGGTGAGGGCGGCGACGACGCCGTCCTTGACCTTCCAGGCGACGAGGAAGCCGACGACCGCCGCGGCGGCGCCGTTGACGTAGCTCTGGGTGTCCTGCTCGACCTCCATGACGAAGGCGGAGAAGAACTGGACGCACACGGCGACGAGGCCGAGGATGACGGACGGCTCACGGCCGAAGATCAGAGCGGGGGTCTTCACGGGAGGGTTCTCCTTCAGGGGGTCAGAGCTGCTTCGGGACCTTGAGCGCATCCCAGGTCTTAGGGCCGGGGATGCCGTCTGGATCGCCCGCGAGTTCGGGGCGTGAGCGCTGGAAGTCGGCGACGTTTCGCCGGTCGGCGTTGGTCCAGTGAGGACCGGGGCCGGACTGGTAGTGCTTGCCGAAGCCGAGGGCGACGAGGCGCCGACCGAGGGCGGTGATGATCGGGGAGCGGCGGCCGGGGCTGAAGAACGCTGCGCCGGGGAACGGCTCGTACCGGGGCTTGGGCGGGGTCTTGGCGGGGAGGGTGCCGAGGAGCCTTTTCAGGCTGGTCTCGCCCGGTACGCCGTCGGCGTCCTTGCCCGAGTAGCCGAGTGACCTTTGGTAGGCGGCGTAGTTGAGGGTGTCGGCGTCCGACCAGTTCGGGCCGGGGCCCACCTGGTAGTGCTTGCCGAAGCCGCGCCTCACCAGGGCTTGCCCGACCTTGGTGACGTGAGCGCCCTGGGCGCCGTGCCCGTAGGTGAGGCCGTTGACGGTGGTCTGGTAGCGGGCCGGGCCGCTCGAGCTGCCGGTGGCCGGCTTGGACTTCGACGGGGCAGGCTTGGCAGGTGTCGTGGGCTTCGACGGCGCCGGGGCGGGAGCATTGTCGTCGGCGAGAAGCTGCGCAACCCGGGCGCGGATCAGGTTCATCGTCAGCGCCGGCCCGCCGCGCTTACCGATCGGACCACGCGGGTCGATCTTCCCCGGCTGCCACTCGGAGTGCCCGATCACCGACCGCTCCGACCAGCCGTGCGCCCGGCAGATCGCCGCCGCCGACCGGGCGATCGCCTCTACCTGCGCTTCCGGCCAGGGATCCTTGTTGTCGCCGAGGTTGACGCACTCGAAGCCGTAGAAGTGCCGGTTCCCGTCGACGTTGGCCTCATCATCGACGGGCAGGGCGAGTTCCTTGACGACGGCCTCGAGGACGTCTTCGTCGCCGTTCCCGGCGTGGTTGGCGCGGCCGTTGCCGACGAGGTGCACGGTGCCGTCCTTGGCGATGACGCCGTGGCACAGCGGTCCGGGGAGGCCGGAGTAGCCGTTGTAGCAGAGGTCGACTGACGAGGCGGTGCCGGTGGTGACGGTGTGGTGGATCATCACCCCGTGCATGGGGCCCCACGGGCCCTTGTGGTTGCGGTTGTGGGTGCGCCAGTTCCGCTCCTCGACGACGCGCAGTCCACCGTCGCGCAGTGTGTCAAGGAGCCTGTCCGCGCTGAGCGGTGTAGCCATGAGTGGCTGCCTGTTCTTCCCCGCGCCCCAGATTGTGTGGGCAGTGCGCACACCATGCAGGTGTGGTCCCTCGGGGGTGGTGCAAGGGCGGAGGGTCGCCCAGCGATCTCAGCGTACGGGCGGCAGGCCTGGTTATTCCCCAGGATCCGGCACCGAGGGCTGCGGCGGCTCCAGGCGTGCGCGTGCCGCATGAGCCTGCCTGGCTTCCTCCATGCGCTTCAGCCGCTCCCTGAGCACGGCGAGACCGGGCATAGGGGCTGGCACTTCGGCCGGGTCGGCCCGAACGTTCAGCGGGCCGATGCTGGTCCTGCCCAGGTCTCGAGGCGCCTCTGGGGCTGCCTGCCCCCGGGAGGGCTCCTCGCCTGGCGCTGTGTCAGTGACCGTCACTGTGGCTGCTCCTCTCAGGTCACGGCCTGTGCCGTGGCGAAGTTGGTGGATGATCCGATGTCGGTCACGTCGAAAGCGATGTGGAGACCGTTTCCAGTGTTCAGGAACGCATTGCCTGCGGCGACACGGACGTACGTCATGACGAGGTCGGTGGTGATGGTGGCGCCGGTGTCGTTACGGATGACCTGCTCGTTGATGAACTGGTAGTTCGCGCCGGCGACGGGTGTGGTGACCGTGAAACTGTCGAGCCAGATAGCTCCGGCGGTGTTCGTCTTCCGCACGCGGACGCGGACGCCGCTGTTGCCAGTGTCGTTCTGAGCCAGGCCACGGACTTTGATCCGGTAGGCGCGGCCGGTCTTAAGCGACACGGAGGTTTGCGTGAGCGCGATCTGCTCGGTGGAGCTGGCGGTCGTGGCGGTCGACCGGGCCTGGAAGGCCACGTATCCGTGGCCCTGGTCTATGCCGGAGACGACAAGGCCAGTGTTGGTGATCAGGCTGCCGAGGGCGGTAATGTCCCCGGCCGACGTGGCATCGCCGTCCTTGTCGACGTGGAATCGTGCGGCCCCCTCCCGCTGGAGGAGTAGCAGGTTTCCTGTGTGGCCCGCGGTGTCTACGTTGACCCACAGTGCTGAGGTTGCCGACGGGCGCGCATCTACGATCAGACGGCCGGCGTCCATGATGAAGACACCTTCGGTGACCTGCATGATTGTTTGCACGCTGGGGGTTTCGGTGTCCGAGAGCCCGTACTGGGCGATGTCGGGTCCGAGGTAGACCCATCCGCCTACGCCTGCGTCCTGGTCGGACTGTCGGGTGCGGTAGGAGATCATGGCCTGGGCGCCCATGTCTGTCTCGCCGAGGAAGTTGACCCACCGCCAGTCGGTGATGGTCCCGTCGGACAGTTCACCGGAGGCCACGTACAGAGCTGCGCGGTCGGTCGTTCCGGCCACGTTGACGGATCCGACGATGTAGTCGGTTGAGTCCTTGAAGTAAACGACCGGAGCCAAAGGCCTGGTGGGGTCGATGATGATTTTCCAGTTGGACGGGGCGGTGGCTATGACGGTGCCGTCTGCGATGTCGACGAGTCCTCCGGCGCCGTCGTCGGAATGAAATTCGGCGCCGTTGATCGTCCCGCCGGTGATGGTCTTGCCGGTGATGGCGTCGGCGGCCAGGGCGGTGGTGGTGACGGATCCGGCGAGGATCTTCTCTGCCGTGATCGCGTTCGCGGCAATCTTGTCGGCGGTGACGGCCAGCGCGTCGAGCTTGGCGGTGGTCACCGCCCCGGCGGCAATCTTGTCCGCGCTCACGGCGCCCGTGTCCAACTGCACCGTCTGCACCGCACCGGCCACGATCTTCGGCGTGGTGATGGCGTCGTCCTGTATGGAGGTGGAGTCCACTGCGGCGGCGGCCAGCTTCGCCGCGGTGACCGCGTCGTCAGCGAGCTTCACCGTGGTCACGATGCCGTCGATGATGTCGGTGGCGACGACCGGCGCGGGCCCGGTCGGCCCGACCTGGGCGGTGGGTGTGGACGCGGTTCCGGACGTGCTGCGGGCCATCAGGACCACGTACACGTCCACCTCGGTGGGGACGATGACGGTGGCGCCTTGCGGGGTTTCCACGGTGGCCATGAGCGTGTCCGGTGCCGGGGTGAAGCCGGTGTCGGTGGAGGCGTGGACTTCGACGCGCTGCCAGTCCAGCGGCAGCGTGGCGCCGTCCGCGAAGGTTCCGTCCCAGGTGACGGACACGCCGCCGAGGACCGACGCCACGACCGGCGCTGACGGCACGGGGGGCGGGGGACCGTTGACGATGTTCACCGCGGTCGTCCCATCGGCCTGCTGGCCCACGATGCCGCGCAGGCTCCCGCTGCTGTCGCGGACCTCGAGCGCCGTGTCGTCCAGCGAGGCGGACGACATGCGGGAGGCGCGCTCCACTTCAGCAAGCTTGGCCCTGATCTGGGCGAGCTCACGGCCGATGTCCACGGTCACACCCCTGCGTACTGGTAGGCGTCTGCGGGCTTCAGGTCGATCACGGCGCGGGGGCCGCCTTGTGCGTGGGGCTGGATAGTCCAGCCGGTGATGCGCCGCCATCCGACGTAGTCGGTCCACGCGTTATGCACGCGGACCATGACGTCGTCGCCGACCTGCCACGACCCGAATCGGGCTGTCGCGGTGTCGCGGACGGTGATCTGGTCGACGGTGCCGAGGTTCTGGCGCTCCTGCCGCTCGGCCGCGGCCCGGGCGGCGAGGACGTCGATGGCTTTCACGTCCGGGTGGTCGGCGACGTGCTCGAGGCGCAGGCGGCCGTTGCGGATGGTTGAGATCCCGCGGCGCTTCGCCGATCCGTCGCCGGAGCCCAGCGCGATGACGACCTGCGCGTACTCATCGCCCTTCAAAGGCACGGCGGGGTCTTCGACGATGTTGACGCCGGTGGAGAAGCTGATGTCGGTGCGGCGTGCGCCGAGGCGGGGCCAGCCGAGCCGGATCCTGCGGATGACGTCGGTCTTGTCGGCGTTCCAGGCGACGTCGCAGGTGTAGTCGGGGGTGGCGGCGCCGGAGACGAGGTCGTCGATGTGGGAGCCGAGGCTCTTTCCGTCCCACCAGCCGGACTTGTACGGCTCAGCGGTGGTTCCGACCTTGGCCGTGGAAGTGGTGGTGTCCACTGTGACGCCGAGGTCGCCGTCGGCGACGGACTGCGCGTACTCCCACACGTCCCGGATCACCTGGCAGGGGTCGGCGTTGGAGTAGGGGCCGCGGCCGCCGAAAGCTCCGTCCAGGTCGTGCCGGTGCTCCAGGTAGCTGGACCAGGAGGCGGCTTCGAAGGTGAAGCTGTCGCCCTGGGGTTCGGCGTGCCAGATCAGGCCGCCCCAGCGCAGCTGCCCGGCCGCCTCGGTGTAGATGAACGTCGTGCCCGGGTCCAGGAAGCTGGGGTTCTGGGCGACGAGGCGCGGCGACAGACGCCCACGGAGCGCTCCGGGGCCGTTCAGTTCGGGCCCGTACTCGAGGTCCTGCACGGGCAGGGCCAGGGTCTGCCACTCGCCGGTCAGGGCGTGCTGGGTGAGGACCCGGTCCACGGGTCCGATGCTCACCGCGGACCCTCTTCGAACTGGATGTCGTAGACGAACGTCGTGCCACTGTCGACGTAGATCCGGCCGGCTTGTCCGGCGTCGAGGCCGGCGGCGCGGACGCGCAGGAGCTGGACCGTTCCCCGGTAGGCGTCGGGGATGGTGAACGTGTCCGCAACGATGCCCGGGACCCTCCTGATTCCGGAGCCCTGGTTGTCGTCGAGGACGACGTCCTGCGTGGTCAGGGACGCCCCGTAGGTGGCGCCGATCTTCCCGTAGAAGAAGCCGAGGTTGTAGCGGATCGACGACACGTCGATCTTCACGATGGCCTTGGTCGCCCAGTCCGGGACGGTGATGTTCACGCCTGCGGCCGTGGAGAAGTAGGACCAGGAGGTGGAGCCACCGATCGCGGAACTGAGGGATGCCGGGGACTGAAGGAACACGGAGCGGCGGCGACGAGGGACGGCGACCTGACGCAGGTCGGTGATCATCGCGTCGGTGATCGTGGACGTGGCCGGAGGGATCTCGATCCGCGCGAGCGGGATACCGGTACGCCCGTCGGGGATCTCGGTGTCGGCCGCGCCGACGCTGGAGATGACCTGGAAATAGGTGATCTCATCCGCCGCCGGGTCGAGGGTGCCCTCGTACTCGGGGTCTTCGACACGAACGATCACCATGTCGTAGCGGGTCGCACCGCCGCCGTTCGCCGCGATCTCGACGGACGTGTCAGTACCCGTGTTGCACACCGCGTAGTGCCCCTGGAACGGCTGCACGCGGCCGCGAACCACACCTGACCCGTCGGAGATCTGCACCCCGCCGCCTGGCGTGTCGAGCTCGGTGACCTTCAGGTCGTCGCCTTCGGTGATGCCCTCAGCGCCGGACACCATGTCGCGGATCATCATGCGGAACTGCTCGGCGGGATGCGTGGCGCCGTTGGTGAGCAGCGGACGCGGAAACAGTGGCATGGCTGCTCCTCAGAGGGATATGTAGGCGTCGCGCCAGGTCAGGCGCAGGCGGGCGGTGTTCGTGGAGTCGAAGCCGGTCCACCGGATCTCCGACTGGCCGGGCGGCAGAGCGAACTGGTCGATCCGCGACCCGGGTGAGAGCAGGGAGGAGGCGTTACCGCCGTTGTCGCGGAGCACGGTTCGCTTCCCGGGCCGGGTGTCGATCTCCAGCCACTGCCCGGCGTCCAGGTGCAGCGTCGGCAGGGACAGGAACCGGCCGGTGGGGACGTGGGTGATGGTCACGGTGGCGACCGGGCCGGTGATACGGATGACCGGCCAAGCGTCCGCCGTGCCCTCGTTGGTGGCCCATCCGGGCCGGTCCGCGGCCACCGTGCCGTCCTGAACGAAGATCGGGGCGACGACCGGGGCGGCGAACCCGCCGCCCGTCAGCCAGCCGAGAGGGATCTCGGTGACCGTCTCCGTGTCGGCGTACCAGAGGGGGTCCTGGGCGATGAACTCGACGTCGATCGGCATGTAGCCGTGGATGACGCGGGCCATCTCCGGCTCGAGACGCCGCAGGCGGCCGGTGAGGCGCTTCACTGTGCCGCTGGGGCGCAGGATCCGCAGCGGCGTGCCCTCCCCGCCGACCAGCCGGACCGCGGGATCGGAGGCGGCCTGCTGGAGGGACGCGAGCATGGCCTCGCAGGCGGGGCCGTCGCCCGGGATTTTGATGGCGGCGTCGATCTGTACCTGCCGGGCAGCGAAGTAGTCCGGGCCCGCCCACGAGCCATCGGCACTCGGTTGTTCGGTGTCGTTGTCGCGTACCGGTGGCCGGCCCAGGCCGGTGATCTCGATGATGTCCACGGCGGTGCCCTTGCCGATGAGGACTCCCCCGAGGTCTATCTGCCCCTCCGTCAGCGTCAGGTCAGGCACGGGCGCTCACCCCTCCCCTACGTGCGCGGCGGTAGCTGCGGCTGACTTGCGCTCCGATGTCCGACGCGGATGCGCCTGTGCGCACGGCGGGGACGGTGATGTAGGTGTTGCCGTCCTTGATGACGACGACCTGCCTTGAGGCGGACACGTCCGTGAGGCCGATCCCGAACCTTCCGGCGACGTCGCGCAGGACGTTGGTGGCCTGGCGGCGCTTGTTCGCGCCGAGCGGGATGAATGCTTCTCCGCCGGTCTGCGGCTCCGCGAAGGTCACGGCCCCGGCGGTGGTGGAGTAGATCCCCGTGCGGATGCCACCGTCGGCGTAGGACAGGCCCTTCTGCGCGCGGGCCAGGTCCGCCAGGAACTTCGTCGCACGCGAGCCGAGGCTCGTCGAGATCTGGCCGCGGGCCTTGGTGGCGATGGTGACGATGTCGTCCTCGCCCAGGCCGGTCGCGTCCGCGACATCGTGCAGCCCGGTCTTCGACGTCCGGACAGCCGCGATGATCGCAACGAGCTGCTGCACCTGCTCGCTGGTCAGCGCAGTGTTCGCGCGGCGCGCCGCAGTGTTCGCGGCGGCGGCCCGCCGGTTGTCGCCCAGCGCGGCCGCCGCAAGCTCCATTGCGGCCTGGTCGCCCTGCGCCGCCAACTGCCCGGCCAGGTCCCCGTACCCGCGGCCCGCGAGGGTGGCGAGGTTCGCGGCGAACTTTGCGTCCGTCGCCGTGGCCTTCCCCATGGCACGGGTGTAGTCCGCCAGCGACGCCCGCGCCGTGACAGCCAAACCACGGAGCGCGGCCGCCATCTGGTTCAGGTACTTCGTCGACCCGCGGGCCATCTTCCGCGTCAGAACCACACCGTCCTCACCCATGGAAGCGAGGGCCTCGGCAACGTCACCGCCGACCCGGTCAGCAATCCGCTCCAAGTCCCGATTCCAGGCGCGGGTCGCCGCCGACGCGGAACGCAGCTTCCGCTCCACCGCCGCAGGGTCGAAGTACTCGACGTACTCCCGCCCGACCCGCTTCCTCTTCTGCCCGGCCTGCCCCACCTCCGACGGCGAGTACAGCGACCCTGTGCCCGGGTCGTACCGCAGACCAGTGACGGATCCCTGCGCGTTCCACTGGATCGCCTCCGGGTCGCCGCCCAAACGCCGTACGGTCTCCTCGACGATCGCCCTCGAGCGGGGCCGCTTCGACGCTGCGAGGGGCACGTACGCTTCGCCGCCGGTCTCCGGCTCCGCCCACACCCGCCACGACCCGGCCGGGGCGATCTGCGCCACGTGGGACTCGGCGCCGTCCGCGAAGTGCCGCACCTTCGGGGCGCGGATGCCGCCGTTCGCGTAGTAGTCGGTGACCGACCCGTCAGCGTTCGCGAGCTGCGATCCGAACGCCCCCGGGCGGCGGGCCGTGTTCCCGGTGACCACATAGTTCGTGGTGATGGTGATGGTGCGGTCGGACAGTCGGTCCCGGGCGTTTTGAACGGCGCCGATGTTCGACACGGCAGACCCGGTGATCGCGGTGACCGTCACCCGGCCGTCCGGCAGACGTTCGGTCCGGAAGCCGACACTCTCGAGCAGGCGCATAGCCTCAGCGGTGAGCGCGTCGACAGTGACCGACTTGTTGCCCGGCGTCTCCCTGATCTTCGCAATGACCTGGTCGAGACCCGCGAGCGCGTCCTCGCGCATCATGTCGATGCTGATCTCTTTACGCGACGGGATGGTGAGGATGCTGTCCGCGAGGACGTTGGCCTCGGCCTGTGTGAGGCCCATCTGCTGGGCGTACTGGACCAGTTTGGCGCGGCCGCGCTCGTAGATGGCGTTGACCTCGCCCCACGGAGCACCACTGGCCCGGGCGGCGGCCGTGGCCTCGTCGGTCTTCGCCGCCAGGTCCTGAAGCGCTGTCGCGGCGGCCTGGGCCTTCGGCGAGTTGACGTCCAGGCGGCCGTTGACCATGTCGAGCGCGCCGGCGTTGTCCTTCGCCGCCTTTGCCGCTGCATCAATGCTGGCTTCGAAGCCGATCATTCCGCCGAGCGCTTGGCGGTTGATGTCGTTGAGGGCCTGGATCGCGCCCCGCAGGCCGTCTGCGGACGCCTTCTGCGCGTCGAGCTTGCCCTTGACGTCCAGCGCCTGCTGCCCGAACAGGCCCATTCCCTCGGCGGCAAGCTGCTGCTCGACCTTCGCCGCCGCCACGGCGGCGTTGTACTTCGGCAGGACGGCGTTGATCTCGTCGATGGAGTATCCGGCCTTCAGCGCCGCGTTGCGGATCAGCTCGAAGTCGGTCGCGGCCTTGTCGCCGTACCCGGCCGACACCAGGCCGGCCATGGCCGCGTCGAGGCCCTCGAAGTCTTCCTCGAGCGCGGTGAGGGACTTCTCCCCCTCGGTGAAGTCCGTCCACAGATCGTGCGCGCCTGCCCGGAGGTCGTCGAGGACGGTAATGCCCGAGTTCCCGAACGACTCGACGTACTCTTCCTGCTCCTTGGCTGCCTTCCCAAGCTCACCGAGCTTCTCCACGACACCGTTGATGTCGCCGAAGGTGTCCTTCAGCTCGCCCGTGAACTTGCCCGTCTGGGCCAGTTCCTTCAGGGAGGTGGTGAGCCGGTCGACGTCCGGCGGCGCGCCGCGGGCTTTCTCGGCGAGCATGCCGATGCCGATTGCGGCACCGGCGAGGACGCCGAGCCCGATGGCGGCTTTTGCGGTGCCGGACATGGATGCTGCGGTTGCGCGGAGGGTGGTGGCGACCCCGGCGGCGCGCATGACCGCGAAGTAGGCGGCGAGCCGTGCCGCGGCGGCCCCGCCGGTGGCTGCTCCGAGGGCGGCGGCGCTGAGGGTGACGAGCTTCATTACGGCGGCGACCTGAAGGAACGCGGCCAGCGCACCGGGCGGGATGGCGTTGAGCAGGTCGGCGAAGCCTTCGGCAAGGAGGTTGACGACCTCGAGGACGCCGACGCCGACCTGGGAGAAGGCGACGAGGAGGTGCATTCCTGCGCGGGCCAGTGCGGTCAGGCTGTCCCCGACCAGGGGGGCGTTCTCGCGGGCGTAGTCCATGAACTCGCGCCAGTCCGCGCCGATCTCCCCCGTGTCCATCGTGGTGGCGAACGTGACCGCACCGGAGGTGGCCTTGGCGAGGGTTTCGGTCGTGAAGACGGTGAGCTTCTTCATCAGCGCGTCGAAGCCGGGCGTTTGGATGGCGCCGGCCATGACGTTCAGCATGTGCTCGTACTCGGCTGACGTGCCGCGTACCAGGCCCGTGGTTTTCGGCAGCGTCGCCTGGAGCAGGCCCATGCCCTTGATGGCGACGGGCATGGTGTCCGCAGCCAGCTCGTCCGACCACGCCTTGTACTCGTCCTTGAGGACAGACACGGCGGCCGCGGCTTCCCGGGTGGCGGGAGGCATGTCCTGGAGCTGCCGCAGGTACTCCTTCTCCGCGGTGACGGCCTGCTCGGAGCCCTTGCCGTGCTCGCGGACCGCTTCCTCGTACTTCTCCTGCGCGTCGCCGGCTTCGGTCAGGGCGTGGATCTGCCCGCCAATCGCGATACCGAACGCGGTGGCCGCGGCGCCGGCGGCGGCGAAGCCGAGGGCGATCGGGGCAAGGGAGGCGGCGATGGGGATGAGGGCCGGGGCCAGGACGGCGATGACCTTCAGGAGCTTGCTGCTGCCAGACGAGGCGGTGGTGGTGGTGCTGTTCAGGTCGCCGAGGTTGCCGTTGACGGTGGTCAGGGTGCCGTTGAGGTCGTCCAGGTCGGAGCGCAGGGTGCGGACGTCGCCGCTGAGGCGGGTGATGTTGTCGCTGGTGGTGCGGGTGGCGGCGCCGAGCACGGTAATGCTGAGTGCCGCTGCTCGGGCGCGGTCGGCCAGGTCGCTGAGGGCGTTCGCGGTAGTGCGGGCGCGGGCGGCGAGCCGCAGCAGGGCACGGGACGTGTCGTCTGCTTGTGCTTGGACGGCGGCGAGGGCGGCGGTGGCGGCGGTCGCGTTGTCGACGTCGATCCGCAGGTTCAGGTTCTGGTTGTTGAGCCCGGCGAGGGCGGCGCGGGCGGCGGCGATTCCGGCGGTGGTGTTTACGTCGAGGCGGGCGCGGATGGTGATGTCGCGGTCAAGGCCGCGCAGGCGCTGTTCGGCGAGCGTCGCCGCGGCGGCGAGGTCCCGCAGGTTCTGCGCGGCCTGATGGGCCTGGCGGGACATGCGCAGCAGCCGTCCAGCGGCCGTGCCGGATGCGGTGCCGAGACCGGTGACCTGGGTTTGTGCGGCGCGGGCCTGGGTGGCCAGGCCGCGGGCTTCACGGGCGGACTCGCGGAGTGCGCGGGCCAGGTCGTCGCCCTGGCCGCGCATGTCCACGCTCAGGTTCCAGTTCGGCACCCTGTCCGCCCTCCCTCTACTTGCTGTTCGTGGCGCCGTGCTGGCGCTGCTGGCGTTTCAGTTCTCGCTCTGCTTGAAGTGCTGCCTGCACCTGGACCGGGATCAGGGCGATCTTCTTGCCGTTGATGTCCTCGCCGGACTTTTCGATCTCCTGCTGCTTGTCGGCGATGACCTGGCATCCGACGCACAGCTGGACCGAGGCGACGTAGGCGTCTTCCTCGTCTTCGCCGCCGTGGTCCCACTCGTCGTGCCGGGTGCCGCAGTGCGGGCACACGGTGCGCATGTACTCGCGGTAGGCGAGTGCCTTGTGCCGGTCCCGTGCCGTCCAGGTGCCGTCGCCTGCGCCGATGAACAGGGAGTGGGGGATGCCCCACCGGTCGCACAGCTCGAGTTCGGCACGCAGATGTTCATCGGCGATCAGCCTTTTCCCACGTCCATGCGGGTCTCGCCCTGCACGTTGAACGCCGTGTTGTAGAGGGTGAGAGCCTCGCCGGTGCCCCAGGTGTTGAGGTAGTCGCGGGCTTCGTCGATCGTGATGCCGTCCAGGGACGCGGCGGCGATCAGTTCCGGCGCGAGTGTCTCGGCGTTGAACATCTGGCCGTCTTCGGCCTGCTCCTCGGTCGGCTTGTGCTTGGCCCGCAGCGCCTCCCACACCGGCCGCTCCAGCGCTTGGAAGCGCAGCACGATCGTGGCCTTGTCGAATGCGGTCTGCGCCGCCTCGAGGTCTGTCTTGGCCTTCTTCACCGCCGCCCTGGTGGCCGGCGTCGGGTTGGCCTTCTGCTCTGCTTCGGCTGACCGGAGGGTGAACTCCGCGGTGCGCAGGTTCTGCTTGACGTCGGGGTCGTCGCAGATCGTCATCCGCGCGATCGGCCGCAGGCGGGCCTTCAGCCGGTCGCGGACCGACATCGTGTCGGGTGTGGTGTTGGCCATCAGGGTCCTCCGTCAGGGAAGGGGGAACCTGGCCGGGCGCCGCAGCGCCCCTTCCCGAACACGTCGGGCCCGGCCAGGAACTCAGGGGGAAGGCGGTCAGCCGCCGGGCGTGGTGGTCGTGACGGTGACCTCCGGGGTCGTACCGCCGGTGAGGCTGGAGTCGTCGGCGGTCATCTGCTCGACGTCCTGGCCGTCGTACTGGCCGCCGAACGTGACCGTGATCGCCGTGTCCGGGTGCGGTCCGCCCGCGCAAACAACGTCGCCCGGGTCGATGTTCGACAGCGCCTCGAGCGCCGACTGCACCGCGGACGCGGTCGCGTCGAACGCGATACCGGCGGTGGTCTGTGTGTCGAACGTGAGGGTGTAGGTGCCGCCGGTGGGGGTTCCGGTGATGGTGACGGTCTGCACCTCGTCCGTGCCGGCGGCCGGCACCTCCACGCTGAGCGCCGGGGTGTCGGTGATGGAGAACTTCGCCATCCACCGTGCGGGCTCGTTGTCGACGGTGATCGCCGCCGACTGGGAGGCCACGCGCACCGGGTAGACGTCCATGCTCTTGGAGGTGGGGACGTCGCCCTTGCGGAGGATGATGATGAACCCAGTGGTGCCCTTCGCGAGGGACTCTTCCAGGGTGGAGGACGTGTCGTCCTCGTAGAACGTGAGGGTGGAGTCGGCGGCCTGGTCGTCTCCGGGGATCTTCGCCGTGAACGTGGACTCGAGGTCCGGCGTTTCGATCTCCTGGTTCTCCAGGGTGAAGCCGTCGACCGCGCTGATCTGCTTCGTCAGCGGGGTCGCTCCGGAAAGTTCGGTGCGGGTGGGGATGTAGGTGGATGCGGCGATCGTCGGCGCGAAGAGGATCTTCGTTACGCCCTTGCGGGAGAACCTGCCCATGGTGGGGACCCCTAGAAAGCTGGTGTCTGCGGTGGCGGCCACCTCTGGCGGCGTCCGCGTGGGGTCCCGCCGCGGTGCGGTTCTACTGCCTGACCAGGGGTCAGGCGGGCGTCAGGCCGAACCTGAAGCGCTGCACATAGGGAATGATTGCATCGGCGGGATCATTCGTTCCCCCCGGTTCCGTCTCGAGCTCCCTGGTCATGACCTTCACGCCGGGGATGTCGAGTGGGTGCAGCCACAGGCCGGTTGCCGGGTCGCGGGCGAGGAAGATTTCGCGGGCTTTGTCGGCCATCCACTCGGTCTGCTCCAGCGCGCCGGCCGAGTCGGGCACGTCCCGGTCCGGCCCGGACACCGACGTGATCTGGTAAACGATGGAGGCGTCCTCGTGTTCGTCCGCCAGTGGGGCGCCGGACACCTCGAGCGGCATCGCATAGACGATGTAGTACGGCGGGTCCGGCACCCCTGGTGGGGCTACGGCCCGGCCGACGGGCAATCCCGACGCCTGGGCGAGCAGGGCGACGACCGCGTTCGTCACGGGACGGCGGGCGATCACGACAACACCTCGTCGATCGCCTCACCCATCTGATTCCGCAGGATCGTCCCGATCAGCGGCAGCGCAGGCTGCACGTGCGGATAGGGCGGCTGGTAGAAGTGGCGGCCGATGCTGTCCGTCATGTCCCAGAACCCGAACTCCAGGCGCCTGCCCTGCGGCTTGGTGGTGCCGATGGTGCAGTGCGCGCCGTGCGGCAGCGGACGGTGCTCCGGCTTCCAGGAAGCACGGTAGGCGCCGGTGATGGCCCGCGGCCCCGGCCGGCCGGACGCGTTGCGGCGGATGGTCGCGATCCCGAGGGTCGCGACGTGCTTCATGCGCTTCTGCACCGCCGGGCCTACCTTGTCCGCCGCCCGCTCAAGCCGGTCGGCGAGCTCGTCAGGGGTCATGCTCCCTCCCCCGGGATCCGGTTCTGGTCGAGGACGGTGACCCGGACGGCCTCCATCGTGGACACGCGGGACGGGTCGTTACAGATCCACGACCGGCCGATGAGCGCGGTGTTGGCCGGATTACGGACCGCGGTCACGGTGACGATCGCGTCCTTCGGCGCGAGCGGCGCGTCCAGCGGGGTCAGCATCCGGTACCTCGATTTGGTGGCACCAGGCCAGGCCTGGGTGGCGTCAGGGATGCCGGGCAGTTCACCGAGCGCCGAAGAGGACAGCACCGCTCCCTGCCCCTCGTACAGCACCGTCCCGTCGGGATGCTCGAGCTGCCCCGTCTCCTCGTTGAGGACGGGTGCGCCGTTGGCGGGCAGGGTGATCCGGACGGTGTCGAGGAGGAGGTTGTCCTCGATCCAGTCGGCGATCTGTGCGAGGACGCCGTCGAGGGCTCCGGCCATCAGGATCCGCCTCCGTTCAGGGCCCAGTCGGCGGCCTGGGTGAGCATGGCGCGGGTGAGCGCGTACCGCTCCTCACCGAGGTCGTCACGTTGGAGGGCGGCCTGCTCGAGCGTCTTGGGGTCAATGCTGCGCAGGAAGTCCGCGACCGCCTGACCGGGGTCGGGTTCGTCGCCGACAACGACGTGCGCCATCCCGTCGAACTCCATGGCCTGCCGGTGCTGGCCCACATGAAGGACGAGCAGTGGGGGCTGCCCTGCCTGCTGCTGAAGGCTGTAGCCGTGGACCAGGTTCGTGAACTCGACGCCGTCGACGTAGAGAGCGGCGTGGGTGCCGTCGGTGGTGATGCGGACCTGACGCGGCCGGTCGCCGATAGTGGGGGCAGGCGTGTCCATGGGTGCTACTTCTTCCTCTTCTTCAGGCTGGGGAACTTCCGCACCACCGCGGCACGCACGGCCTTCTTCTGTGCCGGAGAACCATGCTGCGACACCCTGGCCAGGGCGTTCCGGGCGTGTGGAAGGTCGTCGATCCGGTACTTCTTCTGCTTCGGTAGCGCGAACGACTTGCCGCTCATCCGCTTCCGGCCGGCCTTGGTGTTCCGGCGCGCGTTGGCGGTCTTCGACAGCTTCGACTTCCGGCTCTTGGCCATGAACTTCTCCGTCCGTGGCAGGTTCGGTCGGGGAGGGTGGTGCGACGCCCATCAGAAGGTGCCTCCGGGGGCGAAGTCGGGCCCGGTGATGATCGCGGGCCGGGGCAAGAACTGCCTCTGGCAGTGGGGGTGTGCCACAGGGTGGGCGAGGGCGTCCTGCACGGTCCGCAGCGTGCCGCTCGCCACGTCTGGATCGTCGTGTGTCCGCCATCCACACCCCGGCCCGTCACGGACCTCGAGCCACTCGATTCCGAGGTCGTCCAGTGCGGTGCGGGCGGCCGCCGTGTTGGCGGTGGTGATGGTCTGCCAGGAGATCGCGGCCCGTACCCACGCTTCAACCGGGTGGCGGGCGTCGTTGGAGTAGATGACCGTGTCGAGCGGATGGTCCTGCTGAAGCTGCTGCGGGTCGAAGGCGGGGACGGTGAACCTGCCGAGACGGGCCCGTGTGGCGTCGGTCGCGGCGCGCAGGAACGCCCGGGCGCGGCGCGTCGCCTCTTGGAGGCGGCCCATGAGGTCGGCGTAGTACTGGGCGGTCAGCCCGGTGATCGTGCCCTGGTGGCGGCCGGTCCACGACCAGGTGCGGTGCGGCCGGTCCAGGTGGTCGAGCATCGACAGGGCGCCCTCGCGGTAGGCGATCGGCAGGTCCTGCGAGGCCCAACGCTCGGCAAAGGAGGCGACGGCACGGTCGAACTCGGCGAGCTGCTGCTGGAACGCGGCCGTGGCGGTACGGATGGCGCGGGTCGCGTTACGGCCGGGCCGGATCCGGGCGAGCGCTGCGAGGAGCTTCGTCTGGGCGCGGGTGAGAATCCGCCACGCAGCCACAAGCCGGTCGGTGGCGCCGGTGATGAGCGCGAGGAGCCGGGTGCGGAGGCTGCGCCGGCGGGTGGGGGTGCTCATCGGCGGGGCCGGGCGGTGAGGGTGATGACCTGAAGGCTCTGGTCGCCGGGGAGTCCGTCGCCGTCAGGGTCTTCCTCGTCGGGTGCGAGGGGGATCCCGGCCTCGAGGCGGGTGATCTGCCGCTCGTACGCCTTGATGTTCTCGACGTTCGACACGGAGACGACGGAGGACACGTTGACGGTGGCGGGCTGGGACCGGAGGGTCGCCAAACGTTCGCGGAGAACTTCGAGGGCTACGGCCCGTGCGGTACCGAGGCGGGTGAAGCGGGTCTCGAGGTCGGCGATCGGGGTGGTGGTGCCGAGTTGGGCGAGCAGCCACGCCTTGATGTCGTCGTTCACGGGTGATCCCCTCTCTCGGGGCGTGGGCGGGGTGGGAAGGGGGTGCAGGGTGCAGGACCTTCTGGCGCCCCCACCAGAGGGGGGTCCTGCACCCCGCTGCTGACCGCCGCTGCCCTCACCGGCGGTCTCCGGCCCCGAGCCGGGTCAGTCGGCCGCAGGCTTGCGTGCGGCGGTCTTGCGGGCCGTGGTCTTGCGGGCGGCCGGCTTGTCGTCGTCCCCGTCGCCCTCAGCAGGTTCCGGGTCCGGCTTGGGGTCAGCGTCGGCGGAAGCCGAGGCGGCGCCAGGCCCGGCGGCCCGGCCGTCGCCGGAAGGGCTTCCGCCCTCCCCTGCTCCGTCGTCCGTCTTGGTCTTCGGGAGGCGCGGGAGCTTCCCGTCGACCCAGGCGGCCGGGTTGGTCACCAGTGCCGCGAGGCGCGGCTCCGGAGATGTCCCCGCGGCCAGGGTCACGGTCTGGTGGGTGTCCGGGTCCTTCACGTACACCGTCGCGTTCAGCTGGGCGGCCATGGGTCACCACACCGTCGCGGCGATGTGGATGTCCGGCACGTACATGACCGGCAGCGCGGCTGCGGAGCCCTTCGTCCACACCTGCGGCGGGTCGTCCTGGTAGCCGCGGGTGACGACGATGCCGGGGGCTTCCTCGCGGAGGATGGCCGGGTTGCCGCCCTGGGAGAGGATCAGCCCGTCGGCGGTGAGACCGTACTGCGTTTCGGCCCACTGGGACGGGTTGGGCGGCAGGAGGAAGAACATGTTCTCCGGCAGCGCGCGGACGTCCGAACCGGTGTCCAGCTCGATCTTCACGTCGTACGTGGTGATCAGCGGGAGGTTGTAGCGGGCGCGGACGTCGTTGACCTGGTTGGGTGCGAGGACCGCGGTCGGGATGGTCGATGCCGAGTTCACCGAGCCGTAGTAGGCGGCGCGGTAGGAGTCGTTGCCCATCATCAGGGCCCACGTCTTGTACGAGGTGAGCGCACGGGCCGGGGCCGGCGCTCCGGATGCGCGGAGGACCTCCATCCACCGCATCTCGTCTCCGAGGATGTCGGCGGTCGGATCGGTCCAGATGGTCGGCGCGGTCGGCATGTTCGCTGCCGGGACCGCGTAGTCGGCCTCGATGGTGAGGCCGTTCTCGCCGACGAGGGAGAACTTGCCGTCGACGAGGAGGTCGCCGACGGCCAGTTCCAGGCGCTTCTTGATGGACAGCACGTGCGCCCCGACGTCGTCGTAGACGGCGTTCACGAGGTCGCGGGAGTCCAGGCCTCGGTCCAGGTTCTCGAGGATGGTCTCGAACTCGCCGACGATGTACTTCTGACCGAGAGGCAGGAGCTTGCCGGAGGTCGCGAACTGCGTGATCTCACGCGTCGCAACCTTCGTCTGCGCGTCCCACGCCCGGTACGAGGCGGCGGCGACCCGTCGACGGTTGCCGCGGTGTTCCCACTTCACCGAGTTGATCGTTCGCTCGGGCATGACGGACAGGGTGAGCGCGTAGTCCGACGGGGTCTGGATCTCGCGGACGAACGCCTGGATCTCGGTCGGGCTGATGTCGCGGAGCAGGAGCTCCAGCATGTCGTTAGCCATGTGGGGCTCCTACTCAGATGCCGTAGACGAAGTTGGTGTTGGAGCCGGCCGGGACGTCGGTCGGGTCGAACGCCACCGGGAGCTTGGCGACGTCGATCTGGCCGTGGACCATGAGGGGCGCGGCGGCCTTGGTGCTGCTGGGGTGGAAGGACACCTCGGTGAACAGGAATCCGACGAAGACGTCGGTCCCGTCCGCGGTGGCTGCTGTCCCGCCGGCGGTGGTGGTGGCGACGGTGATGTCGGGGGTGGTGCCGCCGGTGAACGACTCGGTGGTCGTCGGTTCGGCGACGTCCTCGCCGAGCTGCGTTCCGCCCCAGGTGAGGGTCCACGGTCCGCCTGCGTCGCCGGTGACGACGACGTCGCCGGGGGCGATGTTCGACAGCGCTTCGAGTGCGGCCTGGACTTCGGCGGCGGTGGCGTTGTAGGCGATCGCGTCGGTGGTCTGGCCGGACCAGGTGATGGTGAACGTGCCGCCGGTGGGGGCGCCGGTCACGGTCAGGGTCTGGACCTCGTTGGAGACTGCGGCGTACGGCTCGTACAGGCCCGTGGAGGTGTTCTTGCCGAGGGGGATGCCGGACTTCAGCTTCCGCTCGTTCTGGTAGGCGGAGGCCTCGGTCCAGTGCAGCGTCTCGGAGAACGCGGCCAGGTCGAGGGTGACGGACTGGTTGGCTTCGATGCCGAGCATGCTCATCAGCCACGGGCGGCCGACGGCGAGCGTCTCGGTGCTGGTGTACGGCTGGATGTCCACGCCGTAGCCCCTTTCGCGATATCGCGGGTGTCGTGAGGGCACCTCCTTCAGGTGGTGCCGTCCACGGGGGTGAGGGCGTGGTCCCTACGGTGGTGCGGTCTGTGGTCAGGCTGCGTCGTCGGTGCGCAGTCCCATGCGTGCGGCTCGTTCGCGGGCGGCGGTCTTGATGGCGTCCTTACCGGCGGCCGGGATGCGCGGGGGACCGCCGGCAGGGGCGCCGGACGGGGCCGGAGGCAGGGTCTGCGGCGCGGCCGGGGCGGCGCCGAACAGTTCCGCGCGGCGCGCCTTCAGGGCATCGGCCGCTTCGGTGATGGCCGCGTCGTCGGCGTCGTCGGCAACACGCATCAGCGCGGTGGCGTCGTCGAGGTCGTCACCGGAGGCACCGAGCCGGACGAGAGCGGCCCGGACCTTGGATTCGCGGTCGCGGCGGGCGGCTTCGGCTTCGCGCTGCTCTGCGGCCGCGATGCGGGCTTCGGCCTCGCGTTCCTTCTTCGCCAGCTCCTCGGTGCGGCGCTGCTCTTCCGTGAGCTGCGCCTTGCGGGCCTGCTCGGCCTGCTTGAACGCCTCGCCGAAGGAGGTCGGGTCGAACTCGTCGGGGTTGATGCCGACGGACTCGGCGATGAAGCGCAGCGCGGCGCGCCGGCCCTCTTCCTTCTCGTCGCGCATGATGACGTTCAGCCGCCGCTGGGTGATGGTGACCTTCTCCTCGTCACCTCCGGCTGCGGGTGTGGGCGCTGGCGGCGGTCCGGGCTTCGGGGGGTCCGCAGGCGCCGGGGCCGGGGCCGGGGCTGGCGGGGTGTTGGGGTCGCCGTTGTAGAACACGGCCATGCTGGCTACGCCCGAGTACGGGCGGGCCCACGCCGAGGTGGCGGGGGTGGGGCGGTGCAGCCGGGGGCGGCGCATGGTGACAGGTCCTCCCAGAGAGGTTCCAGGCCCCGCGCCTAGATCCAAGTTCAGCACAGATGTCACGGGGTGTTCCCCCTGGTTCCCTGCGGCCCGTTCCCGGGGTCGCCCTCGGGGTCGCCGTCGTCGGTGACCGGCGGCAGCTGCACGGGCGGCGCCGGGGGCACGTCGGGGGCCTGGCGTCCGAGGAACCGGGCGACTTCGTCCGGGTTACCGAGCGCGTCCGCGAGGAACCGGGCCTGCTCGAAGGAACGGGAGTCGATCTGTTCGATTTCCTTCTGCGCGTCCTCGATCGGCCAACCGGCGTCGGTCAGCATCCGCACGGCGGTCTCCAGGGAGATGACGCCGGCCTTGTACGCCTCGGCGGACTGGGCCAGGACGGCCGCCGTGTCGGTCGGCTTGTACGGGCCGCGCATCAGCTTCGCCGGCAGGACAGGCAGGCTGGTCCAGTCGGGGTGCTGCCCGGCCTGGAACAGACGCTGGACGAACTTCGGGAGGAGCCGGTCGCCGTGGTCGCGGGCGAGGCGCATGCCGTCAATGAGGGAGTCCAGCGGGCCGAGGGACAGTTCGAGGGCATACCCGGAGGGCACCTTCGATGGGTCCATGGTGCCGAGGGACACGGCGGGCAGGCGGACGACGTTCGCGGCCTGGTCGGCGAGCGCGTTGCGCTGGTTGCGGAGCTCCTGGAGCTGGGGGGCGGTGTTGAGGACGTCCATGCGCCCGTTCTCGCCGCCCTTCAGGAGCATGCCCGGGCCGACGGCGATGTCCTTCTGGTCGGTGGCGGTCTTCCCGGACATGAAGATGATCGGGCTGCCCGTGGTCGCCGAGGCTTTGGACGAGTCCGTGTCCGTCCCGGCGAGTTCGTCGAACACTTGCAGCGCCTTGCCGAGGGACGACTGGCCCCAGTGCTCCCCGGCCGAGGGGACGGTGTTCGGCTGGTGGATGACCGGTATGAAGTCCAGGTACAGGTCCAGGTGGTCGAGGACCTCACCGTCGGCGCTGGTCGCGAACTGGGCTCGGTCCATGGGCAGCGTGTCGACGTCGACCGGACTCTTGAGGTCGCCGAGTTCCCAGGTGGCGTCGGTCAGGTAGCAGGTCCGGTAGGTGGGCTGGTCGTTCCACGGGTACTGGCGGGAGATGCCGCCCATGTCGTCGACCTGGTCACCCATGGCGAGCAGCGGGGCAGGCGGCTCGTCGTCGGCGGATTCGGACATGACCGGGGCGCGGACGGGCCGGCCGGTGCGGTCCACGCCCGATGCGGTCTGGGGCCGGATCCAGTCCAGTTCGTAGGTGATGCGGCGCAGGCGGGGCTTCAGGCCGCGGACCTTGTCCTCGGGCAGCTCCCACGCGAAGTGCACCCGGTCGGGGAAGTCGGACCCGTCGTCGTCCTCGCCGATGACGGGGAAGTAGAAGCCGGGGTCGTAGACCTTCATGCGGACGCGTTGCTTCGCCCCGTCCCAGTACAGGAGGTACACGCCGTCGCCGAGACCGACCGCTTTCCGCTCGCCCTGGAGCAGGCGCATGGACAGGAGTTCTTCCTCGGCCCACTCGCGCAAGAGTTCCTGTACACGGGCCGCGGCCGCCGCGGTGGGATCGGCTGTGTCGCTGGTCTGCTCCGCGCCGGGCACCGTGAGGTGCTGCTCCCGCCCGAGGACGTGGGAGACCAGGGTGTCGATGAACATGCTGGGGTCGCCGAACTCGCGCCGCTCGCGGGCGCTGTCGCCGTCGCGTACCTGGGCGAGCTCGCCGGCCTGGTTGGAGTCGTAGGCGGCGAGGAGCTTGTACGCGGCGAGACGCCGCTCGTCAGCGGCTGGCACCCACGTTGCGTGCGCTTCGGGGAACGCCCGCCGGTTGGGCATGCCGAGCGTCGGGTCGCTGAAGATCGGCTTGTAGTTCAGCCATCCCCACGCGTCGATGACCATCGACCTGAGGCCCACGGGGCACACCTCCGCAACAGGCCCCGCGCCGTGCCCACAGGGTACGGGCAGAGCCGAAGGGTGATCCCCTTGCCCGGGTTGCCTGATTTGCGGATCTTCGCCAGGAAAGGCTGAAGAAGAAGTTCGGCTCGCCCCGAGTTGACTTCTTCCGAACACATCACCGCAGGTAGCGGGCTCGCTTGTCACTCAAAGGGATGAAGTCTCGGCGACGCCCTGGCACTTGAAGGTTCCTGCACCGCGTTTTTTCGGGCCCCCGGGCCACGTAGAGTGTGCGCACGGCGTTTTCGAGCTGATCTCCCTCCTCGCCTTCCGGTGCGTACGCCCGGAAGGACCGGGTGCACCACTACCCAAGAGAGGAGATCTGTGCACGAAAACGAATCGCCGGACTGGGGCTTCTGGTCCCTCGTCACCGCACTGGTCCAGATGGCGCTGGACCTGGTGACGTAAGGACACCCCGTCCGGCGTCCGCACCGGAGAGGGTCGCCCCACAAGGGTGGCCCTCTCCCCATATTTTGCGCCTCACGTCCACCCTGGTGAACTGCTCAGTGCGCTAACTTCGTGTCTCATCATGCCACGTGATTTCACGTGAAACGCGTGAGCCTCCCAACTGTTTTCGAGATCGGACCTCGGTTTGCGCGTGTCGGATGCCCGTTGATCCTGAGGCTGTCCGGGAGTATTCGACGCGTTTTCGATGGCTCATCGGCGTCCCGCCAGCCGGTTATCGGCGTAGCTTTCGGTCTTCAGCGGTGCTGAAGCGGGGTCTGCCAGTTCGGTCAGCGCGTGGACGGCGGCGTCCATGCGGTCCGGGGAGTCCATTCCCGGAATCCAGGTGACCATCTGGCCCTCGAGCTCGACGTGCTCGTCTACGTGGTGGACCTTGCCTTGCTTGTACAGCTGGGCGATGGGCTCGGCGCGAAGGCGTTTGCCCTGCTTGGCGTGCACTTCGATGATGTTCGGCATCAGCATGCCGTGGGTCTCGCCCTCGCGTTCCAGCTCTGTCCATGCCTGGCGTACGACCTGGGCGGCCATGTCGCCGCCGAAGTTCTTCTCCACGATGATCGCGTCGGCTTGGCGTTCGATCGCGAGGAGGCAGGTTTCGGTGCCCCAGGTGTCGGCGCCCATGGTGCGGGATCGGTCGTCGAGAACGTAGAGGTGTTCGTCGGCTTTCGCCGCGCAGACGAGGCCGACCTCGTCGTTGCGCATGGCGTCGCCGCCGGCGTGGTCGACTGCGACGACGACCCGCGCCGGGGTGATGCCTCGCCAGGCCGCGGGGGTGATTCGGTGGTTGGTGATCCATGCCCACTTCCAGACGCCGCCTTCGAGGGGGCGGGGCTTCTGCTGGTAGAGGGCGTACCAGACGCGTTCGCCGACGGATTCGCGGATGTCGGCAAGCTCGTCGGCGTCGTACTGGGCTGGCCAGAGGGGGTCGCCGATCTGGCGGCCGAGAGGGTCGTCGGCCCGGTCCGCGAGGGCGGGCAGGTCGATCTGGAGCCAGCGGCGGGGTTCGTGGGCGAGGAGCCGGCCGGAGAGGTCGTCCTCGTGCCAGCGGGTGTTGATGCAGATGATGCTGGCGCCGGGGGCGCGGCGGGTGAAGAAGACGGAGCGATACCACTCCCAGACGCGTTCGCGTTGCGCGGGTGAGGAGGCATCGTCGTGGCCTTTGAACGGGTCGTCTATTATGCCCAGATTAAAACCTTTTCCGGTCAATCCTCCGCCGACGCCGGCGGTGACCATTCCGCCCCGGACGGATGATCCGCGTTGCTGCTCGAGGTCAAACCGATTCGCCGCGTGAGAGGCGGGGTGGAGCTTGATGCCGAGGAGCGGGTGGTATTCGCGCAGCTGGTCGCGGACCCAGCGGCCGTGGTCGTCGGCGAGGTCGGCTCCGTAGGACGCGATCATGACGCGGTGCTCGGGGTGGCGTCGTAGGTACCAGAGCGGCCCCCAGCGTGAGGCACGCTGAGATTTTCCATGGCGTGGTGGGCAGGTGAGCATGACCTGGAGGCGCTCGCCGGCGGCGATACGCCGGAACGCACTGTCGATCATGTCGAGGTGGGGGGCCTGGAACTCGCGCCGTTCGGTGAGGACGGCGGCGAGGGCGCCGGGGCTGCGGTCCATGGCCATCGTGCGCTCCACGCGCATGAGCTTGCGCCGCACGTCCGGGGTGGCACGCTCCGCGATCCGGGCGCGCTGCACGGCGGGCAGAGTGCGGTAGTTGGCCAGGAATTCGGCTTGGCGGTCAGCTGTCGCTGTCGTCATCGTCGTCCTGGTCGTCGAGGTCCTCGTCTTCCTCTTCCTCGTCGTCGCTGTGGTCGAACACGGGGACGGGCGCATCGTCACGGTCGGAGATCTCGATGAGCGCCCTGAGCTCGATGAGGTCGCCGCCGCTGAAGGGGATGTCGCCTCCGTCGGGTCCGGAGATTTCGGCGCGGACAGGCATCTTCGTGCCGAGGAGGTCGTTCAGGTCGGACACGATCTTCCGGGCCTGTTCGTGGGCCTTGAGGTCGGGTTCCACAGGATCGGTGGCGGCGGGCCACACGGACGCAAGGAGCATGAGGAGGCGCTCCTTGCTCTCCTGCCGGTAGACGGCGACCTCGGACGCTTCCTGTGTGGCGTGCTTCTTCAGGGTGCGGTGGAAGTCTTTCGACGCTGCCTGTCGGCTGGCGTAGCCGAGGGACAGGATCCGTTCGTCGTCGAAGTTGATGCCGGCGAGGCGCAGGCGGACCAGCTTGGCTCGCCGTTCGGCTGTGATGACCTGCTGCGCTTTGGACGCGACCATGGCGGTGGGGCTCCCGCTCTCGTGTTCAGGCCCCGCGCCTTGTTACGGATGATCCCCGATTCGGGCGTTCTGGTTCCCCCTGGTCGGGGTGGGGTGGGATTCTGCGCGGCATGAGAGAGATGCGCAGGGTGGGGGCTGTTGCGGCTGGTGTGGCCGTGATGGTGCTGGTGGCTGGGTGCGGGAGTGATGACGGGGGTGGTGGCGGGAAGGCGGCCGTGTCGTCGAGCTCGGCGTCGCCGACGCCGGTGAAGACGGTTCCGATTCCGGTGGAGGGGGATCCGTCCGTGCCGGAGCGGACCGCGTTCCCGGACACGCCGGCCGGGCGGCTGGACAAGCTGGCGGATGAGAAGGGCTGGTTCGTCGACGACGCGAAGACGTGGCCGTCGGCGTATGTGGGCCGGATCTGTCGGGGCATGAGCCGGGTGGAGTCGGAGGGTGAGGATCCGCAGGAGTGGCTGGCCGAGGAGGAGGATCCGGATCCTTCGCCGCGGGAGATTCTGAAGGCGGGGATGCCGGACCTGTGTCCGGAGTGGTCGAAGAAGGCACTGGCAGTGTTGGACGGTACGTGGGTGCCGGCGTACACGTATGCGGATGGGACGTACAAGGTGGCGTCGAAGCCGGGTGAGCCGGATCCGGGTACTGGTGAGGTGGCGATCACGCCGGGGTCGTGGCGGACGACGGGGGATCTCGAGGGCTGCTACTGGGAGCGCACGACGAAGGGCGGGGAGATCATCGACAACAACTTCGCGACGTCGGCGCAGGAGATCACGGTGACGATCCGGTCCACGGATGGGCAGTTCACGTCTGAGGGCTGCGGCACGTGGAAGAAGGTCGGTTAGGGCCCGGAACGTAGTTCGGCCCCGCCACCGGGGGGATTCGAGTGGCGGGGCCGAAGCGTTACGGCCTGGACGGGTAGTGGGCGCGGGGACGCTCGGGCTACCCGCCCAGGCTGTGCACTTTCATGGTGGGGGACGATCACGGATCTGTCTTAGGTGCTTCCCCCTGGGGGTCGGCGGTTGTTCCGAGTGCGCGTTGGAGGGGGCTGTGGCGGGCGGGGGTGGTCGGGTCGAGATATGCGATGAGGTGCCGTCCGTCGGGGAGGCGGACGGCCACCGTGTGCGGCGGCAGGGGCGGCAGTACGGGGCGGGGCATGGGCTGGTGCTACTCCCCTGCTTCGGGGGCGGGGCCGAGGCCGTACCAGCCGCGGACGACTTTCCCGTCCTTGGTCTGCCGGTGGATCGTGCCGGCTTTGACGAGCTTGGACAGGGTGTTGTCGAGGGTGGACGGCTCGAGGCGGGTGATGGCTCCGATCTGGTCCTTGTGGAGGTAGTTGGGGTCGATGCCGAGGGGGTCGGCGGCTTCGCGGAGTGCGGCGAGGATCTTGTCGTCGGCGCTGGCGGTTTTCTTCGGAACCACGGGCATGGTGAACAGGCCACCGCCGCTGTCGCTGTCGACGCCGTCGTCTTCGTCGTCGCCGAGGACGGAGGTGGCGGCGAGTTCGTGGCGCTGGTCCCACAGAGGGAAGTCGGCCGGGTGCGCGATGATGTCCGGGTTGATGTGGGGGGTGGCGTCCTCAAGGACCCAAGCGCGCATCATCTCGGCGGTGGCGCCGGGGGCGGCGGCGAATCCGAGGCCGAAGGTGCGGTCGGGGTCGTTGTCGGGGGTGTCGGGGTTGTAGACCATGGCCCGGTCCTGGGTCCAGGAGGCGGGGATGTCGGCGGGGTTGCAGCCAGCGAACGCGTCGGGCAGGTCGACGAGGTGCTTCTGGGAGCTGTCGGAGCGCAGGAGGACGAGGCTGCCGCCGTAAAAAATGTTGTCGCGGATGGCTGCTTCGCCGCCGAGCTGGTCGAGTTGCATGATCTGGTTGGCGAGGATGACGGGCATGCCGAGGGAGCGGCCGAGGCGTGCGCCGTCCTTGACGATGTGGACGGCTTCCTTCTTGTACTCGGAGGAGCCGGAGAGGAGGCTGCTGGCTTCGTCGAGGATGAGCGGTGCCCACGGCCGGTCGGGGCCGGCTTTGAAGTTCTTCAGGCCGAGGCGGGCTGATTCGGCGATGCGGTGCTGGAGCAGGTGCCACCAGATCCGCAGGGCGCCCATGGCGTCGTGGGGGCCGAGGCCGGAGTAGGCGGCCATCTTCTCGATCGCGGGGTTGGAGGAGCCCTTCGGGTCGGCATAGATGATCGCCGAGGCGTTGATGTGGTGGGCGAGGGCGATGATCTGGAGGGTGCCGCCTTTGCCGGAGCCGGTGACGCCGGCGACGAGGACGTGCTGGCCGCCGAGGTTGGGGTCATGGATTTGAATGCGGGACGGGAAGCCGGAGATGCCGCGGCCGATCTGGATGTAGCCGTTGGGGTTGGCCTTGAGGACGTGCGGTCCGGGGAATGCGGTGCCGGTCTCGAGGGGGTTGGAGTCCATGGTGCGGACGATCGCTTCGCGGGGGTCTTGGCGGGGTTCGTAGGAGACGAGGAGCGGGGTGGTGCGCAGCGCACCGGCGAGGGCGGCCCGGTCGGGGACGGTGAGTTTGTCGAGGTTCTCGTCGGCGACGACGCGGGCGACGGTGCCGCCGGTGTTGGGGTCGTCCTGGATGTCTTCGAGGTGGGTGTTCGGCATGACGCCGCCGGAGCGGGCGACGTACTTGGACCAGGCGCCAGCGAGGGTGGTGGGGTCGATTTCGGCGGGGGCGGTGAGGTTGACGGTGATGTGGCGTTCGCCGGCGTGGGCGCCGTCGGTGATGCGGATCCAGGTGGCCGGGATTTGGTAGACGGAGGACACGGTGGCCGGGTTGACGGTGACGGAGTTGCCGGTGGGGGCGGTGATGGTGCCGGTCCAGCGGCGGGTGTCGAGCGCGGTGAGGGTGAGTTCCTGGCCGCGGTGGGTTCCGGTGGCCGGGTGGGAGATGTGGGCGGCCCACTGGTGGAGGATCTGTCCGGTCGGGCCGAGGATCGGTGCGAAGCCTGGGGCGGGCGTGGTACCGGCGGCCGTGGGTGGGGCGTCCGCCGGGGCGGGGGGTCGGGTGCGGCGCAGGACGTTGCGGAGCTTCCACGGGACGAGGGCGACGGCGGCCCACCAGCCGAGGGACACGATGCCGGGGATGGACGGCAGGGTGAGGATGCCGGCCATGAGGGCGTCGGTGCCTTCGGGGCCCATGAGGGTGCCCATGCCGAGGGCCATGCCGGTGGTGAGGGTGGACATGAACAGTGGGGAGCGGTGGGCGCGGACGATGTCGCCGGCGGGAAGCTGGTGGACGAGGGTGTCGGGGAGCCGGTTCATGTAGTTCGCGGCGAGGAATCCGGCGGTGCCGCCGTAGGTGAGGGCGGCGGTGAACGCGGCGCCGCCGTCGAGCCAGGGGGCGACGAGGCCGGTGGCCAGGGGGGCGGTGGTGGTGGCGATGGCGATGGCGCGTTCGGTGGCCGGGGACGCGGTACGGGTGGCGGTGTTTGTGGTCATCGGGGGCTCCTGCGGGTCGAGGACGGGACGGCGGGGCTACTGCTGCTGGAGCCAGGCGGGCTTCAGGTCGCTGACGTCGACCGGGGCCCGGTTGTACGCCTCGTTGATGCCGTCGTGGGAGGCGACGGCCTGCTCGTGCGCGGCAACGGCCTGGCGGGCTGTGGTGTTGGCTGCGGCGGCGTACGCGTTCGCGGCCTGCGACATCCCGGCCATGATCTTCGACAGTTCGGTGGTCTCCGCCGTGGTGGCGGTGTCCACGCCCATGGCGCGGATGAGTTCGGCGACCCGGCCGGTGTCCTCGGCTTCCTCGTGGATCTGCTGGGCGCGGCCGCGGATCGCTTCGGAGGCGCGGGTGACGTCCTTACCGAGGTCGGTGACGGCCCTACGGAGCTGCCGGTAGGTGAGGTCAGCCATGGTGGTCTCCCAGGTAGAAGGCGGCTTCTGCGGGCGTGGTTTCGGGTGAGTCGACGACGGCCTGGTACATGGCCTGGTACCGGGTGGTGGTGTTGGCGAGGACGGTCCGGGCGGCTTCCGCGGAGCGCAGCGCCTGCTTGTGGACTTCTTCGGCCTTGCCCGCCTGGGCGCGTGCCGTGTCGTGCAGTTTGGCCAGTGCGCCGGTGAGCTTGTCGCCGCCCTGGACGGTCTTGGCGTCCTCGAGGAGCCGCAGCGCCCGGTCGGCCTGGGCGTCGGCGTGTGCCTTCAGCGCCTTGGTCTGCTCGGCGGCCTTGGTGAGGGCTTCGGCCTTGTCGGTGAGGCGGCGTTCGAACTGCTTGAGGGAGCGGACTTCCCCGCGGGCCAGGGAGGGGCGTGCGGTGCCGTCGCCGAGGTGGACGTGCGTGGCGGTCACCTCTTTCACGGTCAGGGGCTGGACCGTCGGCGGAGTGGCGGGTTTCGGGGGCACAGGCTGCGGTTCCTTCCGGGGGGTCTTGCGTTCCTGGCGTGCCTGGTCGAGGCGGGTCTTCTCCCGGGCGGCGGCCTCAGACGTGTCGGTCCAGCCGTCCTTGAAGCCGTCGCCGTAGGACTTGACGTGGGCGGTGACGCGGGCGGCGCGGGTTCCGTCGCGGTAGCCGGTTTCGCGGGACTCGCGGGTGTTGAGGGGCTTACCGACGGCGGCGGGTGCACCGGGGGCGCCGGACGCCTTTCCCTCGTCCTTGCTCTTGTCCTTCGACGGGGTCTTCCCGTCGGGGGTCTTCCCGCTGGCCGTCGGCTTGGGGCCGGGCTTCGTCTCTCCGGCGGCCGCAGCGGGCGGGGTCTTGCTCTGGCCGTTCTTGCCGGGGGTCTGCTTCTCGGGAAGCTTCTGGCCGGCCGCCGTCGCGGAGCCGTCCTTGGCCGGGTCGGGCTTTCCGGTGGCCTGCGGCTGCGCCCTGCCGCTCCGAGGGTCCGGCTTGCCGGGACCGGTCTTCGGCCCCGCGGCGAGGTCCTTGCCCTTCTGGCTGTCGGTTGCCTTGCCCTGACCGCCCTTCACCGGAGCAGGCGCAGGCCCGCGCGTAGCCGCGGGGGCGGGGGCCGTCTTGGAGTCGCCCTTGGCCCCGGGGGCACCAGGCTTCCCACCCGCGGTTCCCGCCCCGGCGCTGCTCGGCTTGTTCGTGCCGCGCGGCGCGGTTCCCGTACCGGTGTGATCCTTGACGGGCGCCGGGCCCCGCCCGCCGCCGGACGCGCCCCGGTTCGCTGCCGTATCGCCGCCCTTCCCGCCTGAACGCGTACCGGCCGAACCGCCCCCCGAGTTGACCGGGCTACTCTTCGGGCCGTTCTTCGGCGCGTTCTTGGAATTCTTCTGCGCCCCGCCACCAGTGCCTTTACCGGCAGCCCCATTCGGGCCCGAACCGGCATTCCCGGACCGGGAATTGCTCACCGATCCTTCGGACCGGTTGACCTTCACCTGGCGGGATTCCCTGACCTGATTGGCCGCCGCCTGGGCCTTTTGCACCTCGAGACGCTTCACGTGCGCCCCGGCACCTTTCTTCCACCGTTCGGCACCGGCCAGCATCCACGCCCGCCACACGCTGTCCCTGCGCCCGCTGCCCCGCGTGCCGGCCTTGCTGTCGGCGGTGTCGTCGGCGGTCTGCTCCTGGGTGTGGAACGCGGCGCTCGAGCCGGCGGCGGCCGGGTCGAGGTGGAATCCGTCGCTGCGGGCGGGCTCGACGGCGGTCAACAGGGACGTGAACAGGCCCGGCTCGGCGGTCGCGTCGCCGGCCGCTGTGGGCGTGGTGGCGGGCGGCTCGTTCGGCTCGGGTACGGCTGCGGGCACGGTGCCGACCGACATCGGTTCTCACTCTCTAGATCGTTACTCCCACGACTTCCCGCGCCGGAGAGTCCCTGTTCAGGGGCGGCGCGGGAGGGTGGGAGCCGGGGTTTTCGGGCTGGTGGGAGGTAGTGGGAAATGGGTCAGGCGGGGGTGGGTCGGGTGGAGCGCTTGGCGGCGGCGCCGAGGAACACGGCGAGGGCGAGGCCGCCGACGAGGAGACCGGCGCCCGAACTGTCGCCGCCGGTGTCGGTGGAGGTGGTGGTGCTGGACCCTGCTGCGGCGGTCTGCACGTCCACGCTGCTGGGCGCGTACTGGTCCTGGCAGGTGTTCACCAGGTCCCGGTAGGAGGGGGAGCCGAAGCCCTTCCCGACCAGGTGCTCCTTGTCCTTCACGCACGCGTTGACCGACGCCTGACGGGTGCTGGCCTGGCTGGTGGCGGTCTTCCGGTCGGCCTCGGCGGCCCGGTTCATTTCCTTCAGCTTCTCCAGTTCGAGAGCCTGCTGCTTGAGCGCGACTTCCTGCGCCTTCGCCGTGTTTTCGGCCTGCTGTGCGGCGTAGGACTGGTATCCGATGAGAGTTCCGGTGGCGATGACGGTGGCGCCGATTCCGAGGGCGACTTTTCCGCGTTTGGTCAGGCCGGGCTTGGACGCGGCGGCCGGAGTTCCGTAGGGGGCCGGGTCGGCGTATTCCTGGGGGCTGTTGACGGTCATCCCTTTGATGATTCGGTCGAATTCGTCGGGGGAATTCACGGGTCATTCTCCGTTCTGGCGGGCGAGGTCGGATGCGGTGCGGAGCAGGGTGCGTACGGTGGAAAGCTGCTGGTCGGGGAGGTCGTTCCAGGTGAAGAACTGCATGCGGATCCCGGCCTGGGCGAGGGCCTGCTGCATGTAGGCGACGGCCCGGTCGCGGGCTTCGGGGGTGGTGTGGCCGGTCTTCTCAAGGAGGTTTTGGGCGCCGCGGATGCAGAGCCGGCCGGTGGGTGTGGTGTCGAGGGACTGGCACCAGCCGTACCGCTCGAGGACCGCGAGGGTCTGCTGAAGGTGGATAGACGGGGGCTGCGGTACCGGGTTCTCCCACCACCCCAGTCCGGCCAACAGGCCGCGTACGGCGGGCGGCAGAAGCCGGTGAGACCAGGACGGGGTATCCGGCACCGCAGGGCGCTGACCGCGGAGGGCTTCCGCGACCAGCTGCTCGACGGACTTCGTGCGGATCGGCGTGGTTCGGGTTCCGGCGAGCGGGTCGAGGGTCCGGGTGGGGGCCATGGTCGGCTTCTCCTTCCTGCTGGTGGTCACGGGTTGTTACCGGCGATCTTGGTGTGGACGTCCTTGTAGAGGGCCCGAATGTCGTCGGTCTTCAGCCCGTAGCCCTTGTCCCGCCACGCCTTCTCGAAGGCGTTCTGCGAGGGGGCCTGGCCGCTGGTACGGAGGTCGAAGTAGAGGTCGAACGCGAGGATGCGCCGACCCTCCTCGCCTGTGTCGGGCCCCTTATGCGCCTGCGCCTCGACCGGATTCGCGTTGGGCGCGCCTTCACTGCGTCCCGAGGTGCGCCCTGATGCGCCCTCGCTGGTCAGGACGTCGCCGTCGCCGGCCTGCGCCTCCGGTGCGCCCTGGGGGGCGATGGTGGGGCGCAGTGAGCGGAGGGCGTAGTCCTCGGTCCGGTCGGGGAGGTTCTTGAAGGCGCGCATGCGGTCGATGCGGGTCGTGATGCGGAGTTCGACACCGAACTCGTCGAGGGTGTCGCCGAGGCCGTGGAAGGACGCGTCGCCGGCGCGCATCAGGGCCTTCTCGTAGCGGCGCTTGCCCATGAGGCGGGGCTTGCCGAGGGTGACGAGGGAGACGAGCTTGTCCTGGGCGTTGCGGCGGCTGATGGACTCGGCGTCCGCGCCGCGGGAGCCGATGCCGAGCTTGGACTCGAGGCGCTTGAGGCGGTCGCGCCACGCGCGGGCGAGGAGCCCGTCGGACTTGATCTCGACCTTGCCGAGCTTCGCTTCGAGGCCGAGGAGCTTGTGGAGGCCGTAGGCGAGCATGACCGGGCCGACGATGCGGACAAGGGCGGTGCCGAGGTCTTCGTGCTCCTGCCGGACGACTTCGATGGCGCCGATCGCCTGGGCGAAGACGAGGAAGTACGCGGCGCGGGTGGCGCCCTTGTCGTTGAAAGCCCAGGCGTAGACGGAGAGGCCGAGGACGATTGCTTCGAGGACGAGCCCGACGGTCATGTGCCAGGGCGAGTCCATGTGGAGGCGCTTCTCGGCGAAGCGGGCGGAGGTGTTGGTGGAGAGGGCGAGGCCGGCGATGACGACGAGTCCCATGCCGAGGAACCCGATGACGCTACGGCGCTTCTTGGGGTCGCGGGGCTTGCGGCGGTTGGTGCGGGCTCGGACGGCGGGGGCGATGCGGTAGCCGAAGGCGAGGGTGACGAGGGCGAGCAGGACGGCCCATGCCTGTACGGGCACTTGCTCGACCGCGGTCTGCACTTGGGAAAGCATGGGCGAGTCCTTTCGGGGTCGTGGTCCGTGGGCTCAGGTGGCTAGAGCTGGTTGGGCTCGAGGGAGAAGAAGACGACGTTGGCCGTGGCCAGCTCGGGGTGTCGCTGGGCCATGTCCTGCTTGATGGCGTTGAACACGTCGCTGCGGGTCCAGCCGGCGGGCGGGGTCCAGGTGCCGTTGGCGGTGAGGGAGGTCCGGCCGGGGAGGTCGACGGTGAGGATCCAGTGGTGGGTGCCCTGCTCGGGTGCGGTGGGTGTGGTGGTCTGCTGGGTCTGGGTGGTCATGGGGTTCGGGTTCCTTCCGGTGGTCAGGCGGCGCGCTGGTGACGGCGGTAGCCGGTTGCTGACGCCCAGCGCTGGGAGCAGCGGGCGAAGTCGCGTTCACGGTCGGGGGCTTGGGTGTGCTTGTCGACCTCGGCGAGGTGCTCGTAGGTCTCCATGTCGGCGGTGGTCCAGGTCGACGGGTCGCCGTGGGTCTCGCGGAACTTATGGGCGGTCATGGCGCGGTGGTTCCTTCCTGGCGGTTGGGGGGTGCGGGGCCCGGCCGGTTGTCGGCGTGCGGCGCGGGCCCCGCGCGGGTGGGTGGTCAGGCGGTGGCGGCCTTGGTCAGTTCCTGGGTGGCGGCGGCGTTCGCGATGGCGGCGTAGGCCTGGGCGATGGCCGTGAGGTTCTGGATGACCGGCCCTTCGGCGTTGGGGGCCCGGTCGGCGGCCTTGGCGGTGTACTCGATGGCCAGGGCGATGGCTTCGGAGCTGGTCATCGTGGCGGTCTGCGTGGTCATGTCTGTGGTGTCCTTTCGGGTCAGGTGCTGGTGATGGCGGCGGCCGCGTCGGAGGCGGGCTGGTGCAGGTCGGGGTCGGCGAGGACGTAGGCGGTGATCTGGCCCTGCCTCTGGGTGTTCTTCTGCTGCTCGTCCGTCAGGGTCCGCAGGGACGGGTTGGAGACGGGGTCGGTGAGGCGCTGGACGAGGAGCCCGATCACGGTGATCAGGTCGACGCCGTCGATGCCGGCGAGTGCGGCGATCAGGGTCTGGGTCTTGCCGGTCGTGTGCCGGTCGAGGGCGAGGAGGCGGATCCCGTCGCGGATTTGGTCGATGCCGGGGTGGATTCCGGCGAGGTCTTCGAGCCGGTCGGCGAGTTCGTCGTCGAGCGGGGGGCCTGCGTTCGCCGCGGTGTGCACCCACGCGGGGCCGGTCGGGGCGGCCATCACAGGTCGCCGTCCATGTCGGTGGGGATGTGGCCGAGGACGTCGTCGATCGCGCGGGTGACGAGCATCCGGGCCTGCGGCATCACCGACTGGAGAACCTGCCCGGTGAAGGCGGTCCAGTCGATGGTGTCGAAGTGGTCCTCGATCGCGGCGATGAGGAGCGGGTCGACCTCGGGCGGCATCTCGCTGGTCATGCGGTCACCGCCGTGGGGGTGATGAGGCGGAGCGGGCCGGAGCCGTGCTTGATACCGGCGGCGATCAGACGAGACGGCGCGGTAGCCGGCCGGACGGCGCGGCGCAGCAGCTCATCGGCGTGGGTGGGGTGGGGTGCGGTGGGGGTACTCGTGCGATCCTTGTCCATGCGGATCGGCCTCCTGGTAGAGCAGGTATGGCTGGGTCTGCGTGAGGTCCCGGGTCTTGGTGGTTGCGTCACCAACGGCTTCGGGGCCTCTTTTCGTTGCCCTGTGAGGGGCGACACGAACGACACTACGCGCACTCTCAGTGCGAGTCAATGCGCGAGTGCGAGCTAGCACTATTTAGCGTAATGTGAGACTGTGCGCATGACGATTGAAGGAGGACCGATGTCCAGCGGATACGCACTCGCCGTGCGGTTCACCACCCGCGACGCCGACGCAGCCCAGCGGTTCGACGCCCTCGTGGAACGCACGATGGAGGGCATCCGCACCGAGCCCGGAACCCTGGTCTACGTCGTGCATGTCCCGGAAGAGGAACCGCTCGTGCGGGTCTTCTACGAGCTGTACGCGGACAGGGACGCGTTCCTGTCCCACGAGGAGCAGGAGCACACCAAGCGCATGTTGAGCGAACGGGAGCAGTACCTGACCAGCACTGAGGTGACGTTCCTGAACGAGACGATCGGCAAGAGGCCGGCAGTGAGGGAGGGAACGTGAAGAAGAAGCCGACGGGGAAGGAAGTCGACCCGCGGGACCGCGCTTTCGGCAGGCGGGTGGCCGACCTTCGGAAGACGCAGGGCATGACCCAGCAGCAACTAGCGGCTCTGTTGAACGGACGCACGTCGAGTTGGATGTCTCAGGTCGAGCGCGGTATCCAGCCGGTCCACCGCATGGACGTTCTTCGGGAGCTGGCCGACGCGCTGGGTGTGTCGGTGCAGGCTCTGAATCCGGACGTGCCGGTGCCGGCCGCGCACGCTTCTGACGTGCCAGTGAAGGCGAACGACCTGGATGGTGCCCGGCTGGTGATCGCTGGCCACCCGGCGTTGGGCACGCTGCTCGGCACCGAGGAGTCCGGGGCCGCGCCGGACCTCCAGGAGATGGCGACCGAGGTCGAAGAGGTCTGGTCTCTCACGCACCAGGCGCGGCACGCCGAGGTGAGCGCCATGGTGACTGAGTTGGTACCTGCGCTCGAGCGGGCGGTGCGTACGGTGCCTGCGGCGGAAAGGCCTGCGGCGTACGGGCTTCTGGCTCGGGCGTATCAGGCTCTCGCCTCGGCGTTCGCTCGTCAGGGCGATGCGCGGGCGTCGTGGGTGTCGGCGGACCGTGCGGTTGCGGCCGCTGAACTGTCCGGCGATGTGCTGCTCGTGTGCGCGGGGGTGTACCGGATGGTGCACGCCTTCGTGCGCCTCGGAGACAAGGAAGAGGCGGAACACGCAGTGCGATCCGCCATCGACTCCCTCAGCCGACGGGAGGACCTCTCACCTGAGGGTCTGTCCGTACTCGGATCACTTCATCTGGCCAAGGCCCTGGTGCACGCCCGGTGCAGTCAGCGCGCCGAGGCGAAGGAAGAGATCGAGAACGCCCGGCAAGTCGCCGCCCGTATCGGAGAGGATCGGAACGACTACAACCTGGAGTTCGGTCCGACGAACGTCGCAATCCAGGCCGTGTCCACTGCTGTCGACCTGGGTGACGCCGGCGAGGCACTGGAGATCGGCCAGACCATCGACGCCGAGGCGCTGTCTCCGGAACGCAGAGGGAGGCTGTTGATGGACCTGGGGCGAGCCCACGCGCAGCGGCGTCACATGGCGGACGCGACCGAATGCCTGCTGCGCGCGGAGGAGATCTCGCCGGAGACCGTCCAAAACCACACTGCGGTCCGGGAGGCCATCAAGGAACTGGTCCTGGTCGCCGGACCGAAGGTCTCCACCGACCTGATGCTGCTCGCGGAGAGGACTGGCGCCATGGAGTAGCCGCGGGCGGTAGAGCCGTCGCTTGATGACGGTCGACCGGTCACCACAACCGGCCGACCGCCCTTATGGCCGCGTCCTGCGAAGACGTATGCGGCCACGTGAACCACCTCGATCGAAGGGTTCGTTATGGAGCCTATGCCTTTCACGGGACACGTGAAAAGTCTGTGCCTTCCTAGCGGAGGCCAGCCGTGAACAAACCGACCAACCTGCCTCCCACTGTCACGTTCGCCGAGGCGGCTGTCCTGCTTCATGAGCTGGGCATCGACGAGAACGCGACCGCCGACTCTGTTCGGTACATGGCGCGCAGTCGCGGCGAGAAGTGGCCGTTCGGAGACGGGCCGAGCCAGGTTCCGTACAAGCAGACCGCGAACGCCCGAACCATGGACACCATGGTTCTCCTGGACCACCTGAAGGCCTGGCCGCCGAACCCTCACGGCCGCGGCCGTGACAAGAAGCCCCGAGCGCGCAATCGGGAGCCGTCGTGACCGCCTTACGGGCACGCCCGGCAGGAACGTCCTGGAACGCAAAGACGGCCGGCGGAGTTCGCAGCTCCTCATGCCGACCGTCCAAGCACTTGCAGCGGATCGCAGCCCGCTGCCCTTCATGAGTCCCAGCTCGCTGAAAGCAGGTATCTCGGTGTCGAGAGTACCGGTAGCACACATCCCCCTCGCAAGGCCACACAGCGTGATCGTCCGAATGCTGGGCGGTGACCTGTGAGCCCGATCCGCCCTCACGTCACGCGCCGGGGAAGCCGTCTCGACTGGGTCAAGTTCGACTTCGAGCTGGCCAGAGACGGAAGCGTCGACCCCACGGACAAGGCCCTCTACGCCGCGATCGCCTCGTTCGTGGATGTCGAGTCCCGGGAGTCGCCGGAAACAGCAGACGTCGACCTGAACGGCATCCCCCAGGACGTCCCGACCAGGCCGCGACTGGCCGCCTGCATCGGCCGCTCTGTCGACACCGTGGACCGGTGCACCAAGCGCCTCGAGTCCAAAGGGCTCCTGCGCGTGCACCGGCAGGCCGACCCGGACAACCCCCGGCTGATGCTGCCGAGCGAGTACGAGCTGCTGGACCACGAGTTGTGGGACCAGCGGGCGGCGGAGCGTGCTGCTCACCGGGCGGCTCGTAGGGCGGCCTCCGAGGGTTCTCCCAGTTTGGGGGGTGGCCGCATGGATGCGGCTACCCCTGGCCGTACCAGTGCGGCTACCCCTGGCCGCATGGGTGCGGCGGTAAAAGAAGTAAGAGAAGTAGAAGAAGAGAGAGGGGAGGAGAAGGCGGTTTCACCGCGTAGCGGTGGGGACGGCCGTAGGCCATCTGACCGTAGTAGCGCGCGTGAGGCCGAAAGCGGCTCCGCCGCGTCCAGCAACGATCACCCCTCCCCCGAACCGCAGACACCCCGCCAGCGGGCCAAGACGAGCAGCAGCAAGGCCAAGCACACCCGGCAGCAGCTCGACCTCGTACGGGCCGTACGGGCCCACTTCCCTGCTGACCTGTTGAACGGCTGGACGAACCCGAAGACGGGCCAGGTGCTCGAGCCGCTGCCGGACGTGTGGGAGCTGTCGCAGGCGATCCTCGAGGCGCTCGCCGGTGACGTGCCGGCGGCGGACCGGACCGTGGAGCAGCTCGGTGCCCGGATCGTGCAGCGGTGGAACCACCACGGCTGGGCGGTGAAGTTCTATGCCGGGGAGATTGACCGCCCGGTTGGGGCTGCGGTCGCAATGGTGCGGCCGCTGAAGGCCGGCGACCGGTACGGGTGCGCCAACCCGCGGTGCGAGGCCGGGAAGGACGTCGACACGGGCGAGGAGTGCCCCGTGTGCCCGGAGAGGCTTGCCGCGCGGAAGGCCGAACGGCGGGCGCAGCAGCCCCAGGACGCTCCTGGTGGGCCGCAGGCGGACGTCCCGTCTCAGCGGCCGTCTGGCGGCTTCCTCCCGCCGCGCGAGTGCCCCTGCGGCAACCCGATCGGCAAGACCGTCGACGATCCGCTGTGCGAGCCGTGCCGTAAGGATGCGGACGATGCTGAGGAAACCGCCCGCCTCCGCGCCGAGTTGGCGGCGCAGTACGGAACACCGGACCAGGTCGAGGCCTACACCTACGGCCGAGCACCCTTCTGACCCACCACCCATGGCGGTGGCCAGCATCCCCTGGCCGCCGCCTCCCAAGCGGCAACCTCACGAGGCAGGGAGAACAGTGTTCGAGACGTCGAGAAGACAGTGGCCGGAGAAGCGCTTCCGATATGCCACCATCACGGTGGCGGGGGGGTTGGACTTCCACATAGGAACTCACGCCCAAGCGCGTGCTGCGATCGGCGCACACGGCGCAGGTGAGGCCGGGATCGACTTCATCCCCAACCTGCCGCCGCTGGCCATGTACTACTTCGTGCCCTTCGAGGGCGACCACGGGATGCCGATGAACAAGGTGGCCAACGGCATCTTCTGGGAGCTGAGCCGGCCGGTGGACCCGGCGACGATCGATCCGGACCGAGACGACCTGATCGAAGCCGCGCGGGAGGCGTCACCCGAGGACCGGATCGTGAAGCTGCGAGGGCCGGTGGTCATCTACGGTCCTGGCGGCGGCAGTTTTGGTGACGATCACGAGGCGACGATTCGCGAGGCGCACAAGGTGGCGGCCGGTCGGCTGAAGTCTCGAGGCTGGCTGTAGAAGCGCCCCTTGGCACGTCGAACGCCCCCGGCCTTGTTCAGGGGTTGGGGGCGTCGCGTTGCACATCACACCGCTTCACATGTTGCGTGTGCACCATGCCTACATCTAGGGTCTGTGGTGCACGGGGACGCCGCACTTCCTCGCCAGACGCCGGCGCCCCCACCCAGCAGTAACCGGGCCGGACCATCCTTCCCCCACCAGAACAGGAGCAACAGCCATGTTCCGGGCCGGCGTCTGATGGACCCCGACCCGTTCCACTTGAACAACCCTGGAGAACCAGCAATGCGGATCTGCCGTACCCACGACACTCTCATCACGATCAACGAGTGCCCCCAGTGCCGTCGCGGGTTCCGCGACATCCTTGGCGCCAACAATCTGGTGATCGTCCGGCCGCCTAACGTGGAGGACGAATACGACCTCCACGGGTCGGAAAGTTCGAGGTGCCAGGCGATGACTGCTGACGCTAACGAGGGATTCAGTGAGATCAGCTGCGTTCGTCCGCACGGTCACGAGGGCGACTGTGAGAGCCTCCACGGCTCCCTGTGGGACCACGACCCCGAGGCCACCAGTTGTTGTCATGACTCTGCTGCTTGACTCCCTGTCAACTGGGCAGCAGCGCCCCCGGCCCTGGTGGGTCGGGGGCGCTGTTGTGCGCCGGGTGCGCGCCATCCCCCGCGCCGTCGCTTTCGTAGGAAGATGGCCAGCATGCCCGCACGGACACCGAAAGCACTCCAGACCTGGCACGACCTGAACGACCGCCAGCAGGGCACCCTCGCCGTCATCTTCGACCTCGACCAGGCAGCGGAGACCGGTCGGCGGCAGAGCGCGGCACGGGGCGCATACGACGACCGTCCCGCCATGGAGTGGCGCAGTATCGACTTCGCGCACGAGCCCGCCCTGCGGAAGGTTTTCGGCTGGACGGTGCTCCAGGAGCGTCTCATGGGGCGCGGCTGGGACAATCAGGGCAACGGTTCCACGATGGCCGCGCTCGAGCGACGTGGTCTGATCAAGCGGGATGGTCGGCCAACCCGCTACGGGCGCATGCACACGGTGCGGCTGACCCGGGAGGGCCGGGCCGCAGCTCGTGCCGGCACCAGTCTCACCCCCGGCGGTCCCCGGAAGGCCGCCCTCGGCTGCCGTTCCTGGGAGGTCCTTGCCCTGCTGTGGTCCGCCCACCTGCGCGGGCAGCCCCTGAAGTGGACCTACTCCGTAACCATCGAACGGGCGCTGATCGAGAAGCATGTGCCGCCCCTGGCCCGTACGATCCCGGGCGGGTACGAGATCACCGACCGGGGCCGCGACTTCTACCGCGAGCACCACGCCGCGCACGCGGCCGCCCACCCCGCCGTCCGCGCACCCCACCCCGACGGCACCGACGCGGAACCCTGGCCACCGGCAGTAGACGAGACGCTCGCCCGGCACCGGCAGCTCTACCTCGCCCTCCTCGCCGTATGGAAAGACGCCAGCAAGGCTCAGCAGGCCGCCGAGCAGGAAGCCGCAGCCCTGGCACCGGACATGCCGGATGTGCTGCCCGCCGCTGTCGTCGCCCAGGTCAAGACCCGGCATGAACTGTGGTGCGAGACAGCCGAGCAGCGAGCCGCCCTGGCCGCCGGTCATGTCGAAGACCTCCGCGGCCGCGCCGAACACGCAGCGCGCGCCTACGCCGTCGTGGCCCTTGCCGCCTACAGTGCGGCCATCGCCCAGGCCGCCCCGCTCGAGAGCATGACGGCCCCCGAGCCCGAGCCGGACACGTGGGACGAGCCGCCCCTGCCGGCGCCTGCGGAGACCGGTATCAACGCCATCGACGCCGAGGCAGCGAAGCTGCACGCAGCGGCGGTGGGTCGGCCGGTCAAGCGGCGTGGTCCCGCGCCCACGCGGCGCACTCGCCGCGGGAACGTCCGCGTCCTCGAGAAGCCGTCCACCAAGCCTGGCGCAGCGCTGTACGCCCTCGCCGAGCACCTGCGCGGGCACGTCCAGGGCGGGGCGCTTGTCCGGCGCCTTCATCCGGCAGGCTGACCGCCGCGCTCGACCTATACGGCAGTGCCCCCGGCCGGCAGGTTCGGGGGCGCTGGCCTGCCAACTGTCAGCACCTGCTGCCAGACTGACCCGCGAGACTTCACACAGCGAGGAGCGCCCATGCCCGCCCAGAAGCGGCTGACGCAGAAGAAGGCGCAGGAGATCGCCGACGGTGCCGAATTGGTGAAGGCGCCGGACTGGGCGACGACGAACCGGTGGCATGTCGTCGACGCCGACGGAACGGTGCTGGTGGTGGTGTCGCCGTCCTATGGCGGGGCGTCGAGGTCCGGCAGGAACGGCTGGACGCACCACCTGGCCGCGCTGGGGCCGTCCGGCTCGAGGGACAGGTCCTCGACGCGGCAGGGCGCGGCCGCGCAGGGTCTGGCGTCGTGGATGCGGTGGGTGACCGCCTCGCGCACCTGACGCTCCGGTCTCCCCCACTTGGAGTCCACCTTGGCCCGTCGCTCAGCTCGAGCGGCGGGCCTGCGTCTTACCCGGCCCCGGATAGTCCGGGTCGTCCTCAGCCGTCGGCAACGCCCGGTACCCCTCCGACCACGGATTGACGGCCCCGCACACGCCGCAGGCGTACCGGCCGTCGATGCCCGCGACACGGGTTCCGCACTGTTCGCATTCGGTCTCGGTGATCTGCGGTTCCCGTGTGCTTTCGTCGGCTGGCTTGGGGTGGACGGGTTGGTGCTGTGGGGCGCTCATGCCGGGGAGGGTAGTGGCCGGGCCGCCGGTGTGGGCGTGTTGCCGCTGACGGGGCCGCAGTTCGCGCAGATCCAGGACCCGTTCGGGCCTTGCTGGGCTGCGCCTCCACATCTCGGGCATTGCATGCGTCTGCTCCCCCTTCGTCGTGCGGGTGGTCTGGTGTTGAGGATCCCGCGGTGTGGCGGGCCGTCAAGGGCGCGGTGTGGGCGGGGGGAACGTTCCGGCCGGTCGGGGTGAGGATCGATCCCGGAGTGTTCGAGCTCTGAAGCGCCCTGGTGTCGTGGGGAACTGCTGGCCGGCCCCGGTCTCCGCGGCGTGTGGGCCCGGGGCCGAACTATCCCCACATCCCGTTTCACGTGTTGCGCACGCACCATAGAAAACGGTAGAATCGCGAGAGTTCGCAGCACACCACCCGCCACCCGGGGGGCCACATGATCCGCACCACCTACCGCGGCCGCACCATCAAAGTCCTCGCCGCCCGCGGCAAGCCGTTCCACCGCAAGCTCGTCATCAACGACCGCACCATCAACCACGGCTGGCAAGGCGACGACGCCCAAGCCCTCGACTGGTTCCGCCAGATCATCGACAAGATCGAGGACGCGGGCGGGGCCGGCATGGTCGCCATGCTCATCCCCGGCCAGTACACCGAACCCCACTGGTACGAGCCCGGCACCATCGACATCAACCCCCGCGGCCACGCCACCCACCCCGGCAACATCTGCATGTGCGGCACGTGCACCATCGGCGACCCCTGCGGCGACAAGGCCCGCTACGCCCCCCTTCCCCCGGACGCCTGCCGCTACTGCCACCAGGGCCCGGACGGGCACCGGCACGACGTCAACCCGCTCCACTCGCACCGCTACACCGAGCCCACCGAGGCACAGCGCATCGGACGACAGGCCACGATCGACCGCTACCACGACAGCGCTATCGAGGACGACGAGGCCGCCTGATGGCCGCTAACCCGAACGGCTGCCGCTGGTGCGGAATCGACCAGCGCAGCCACGGTCGCCAGTGGACCGACGAAGCCGGCTGGCATACGTGGGAGCAGCCGACCCAGGCGCAGATCAAGGCCCGCATGCAGGCCCGCCGGGCCAGTCGCTGACATCGGCCGGGGGAACACCCCGGCCGGCCCGTACCACCCTGAACAAGCACCCTCCCCTTCCCGAGGAGCACCCATGACCGACAACGCCCGCGCCCGACTCTCCGCCTACATGACCCACGAGTCCGACCAGGACCAGGCCGAGTTCGACACCCGCGTCGACGCCGCCATCACCGAGGCCACAAAGGACCTCCAGGCGAAGCTTGCGGAGGTCGCGTCCTCCCTCGACTACTACAAGAGCGAGGCCGGCAAGTGGTTCGCTGTCGAGCCGCTGATCACAGAGGCGCACGAGAAGGACAACCCGAGCATCGACACGTACGACCTCGCGTCCGCCCTCGGCTGGGAGGCGTGATGCGGCGCGCCCTGACCGCCCGGCAGCCCGAGGAGACGCAGCGGTGAGCACCGAGACCCTGACCCGCTTCCGCTGCGACGCCCCCCACTGCCAGGAACACGGCATCGGCACCAACAACATCACCCCGCCCGACGGCTGGACCGCTCTCAAGTCGACCGCCCACATCCCCGTCGTCAAGACCAGCCCGACCCGTGGTCGCCGGAAGGCCCTGTCGTACAGCGAACGCTGCTACGGCGGCTTCACCCTCCACCTGTGCCCCGAACACCCGGACGCGTTCGACGCCCACAAGCCGATCACCAACGGATACGGCTACAACAACAGCGTCAGCATCGCCTGCTCCTGCGGGATGCCGCTGGGTCGCGCCCCTGCGGCCACCATGGTCGGCCGCTATCCCTCCCACGCCCCAGAGAGCGCCTGGTTCCACCACCTGCCCGCGGAGCTCCGCTGGTACCTGTGGCGCGGCCAGCGCCAGTGGGCCACCCGCACCGTCTCCCACGGCATCACGAACATCCGGCAGTACCGGACCGAGGAGCAAGCCCGAAAGGCCGCAGAGCCGTCCTCGATCTTCTACTCAGTCCGGGAGGACGTGGTCTACCGCGACAACGAGGGCGACCCGTGGACGGTCCTCGGATACGCCGAGGAGGCGCAGCAATGAAGGCCCTGACCGTCCGGCAGCCATGGGCCGGCGCCATCGTCCACCAGACGAAGCGCGTAGAGAACCGCACCTGGAAGCTCCCCGCCAGGCAGCACGGCGCCCGCATCCTCATCCACGCCGCAGCCGTGCCGGACAAGAACGCCACCGTCTACGGGCCGCAGCTCGGCGTGTACGGCGCCATCATCGGCGCCGCCACCCTCACCGGCTGCCACTGGTCCAACGACGGCCTGTGCTGCGGCCCGTGGGGCTTCGCCAAGTCCTACCACTGGCAGCTCGAGGACGTCACCGCGCTCGCCGTGCCGGTGCCGTGCAAGGGCGCGCTGAGCTTCTGGACCCCGCCCGTCGACGTTCTGTTTGCCGTCCAACAGCAGCTCGAGCAGGAGACAGCACGATGACCGACGCCGAAGACCAGCACGTCTGCTACGTCCGATCCACCACCGACGACAACGGCAAGGCTGCCGTCCTCCTCGAATGGGGCGCCCTCCAGGCCCTCCTGACCCCGGCCATCGTTCTCACCACCGGCCGAGACCTGATGGCGGCCGCCGCGGCCGCGGAAACCGACATCGCGCTCATCGAAACCCTCCGCAAGGATCTGCGACTCGATGACCACGCCATCGGCGGCATGCTCAGCGCTATCCGCGCCCGCCGCCCCGCGCCACAGGGAAAGCCCGCGCTGCGGATCGCCGCAGTCGCCGGCTCGAAGACCGGGAAGCCGTACGTCACCATCGCCCGCGGCTCCATGAAGGGGCAACTGTCCCCGGACGAGGCACGCGACATGGCCATGCACTGGGTACAGACCGCCGTCGCAGCCCAGATCGACGTTCGCCTGCGGTACGCACTCGGAGAGTGGGACCGGCTCAGCATGGTGGAGATCGAGGACCTGTTCAAGCTGATTCAGGAGGCGCAGCGGTGACCCCCGCCCGCGAGTTGGAGCCCGGCGCCTACGACCAGCTTCTCAACGCCCTCGGCGACAGCGAACAGTCCCGCGTCCTCATCAACCAGTTCGCCCGCCACCTCGCGAACGTTGCCCGCCTTGCCGAAGAAACCCAGTGGCCCGGACCCGTGTCCGCCGTCATCGACCCGTTCCAGCACACCCGCCAGTCGTGGGCCGGGATCACCGCCTGCCCTCGACTCGCCACCCCGGACCCCGAGCAGCCCGCCGGCGACGTACGCACCACGGTCGAGTTCTTCGTCCAGACGCAGCAGCCTGACGGGACGTGGGAGCAGTCGAGCGGTGCGGAGCAGCGGGCGTTCTGGGGTGCGGAGCGGTTGAGGAAGCTGATGCGCAGGTTCCCCGACATGGTGCACCGACTCGTTCAGCGCACCACCACCGTGCACGTCACGCCGGTGCCCGCAGGTGTACCGGCCACGCTGCCCGACGGGAGCGCCTCGTGACCGACAAACCGCCCCTTCCGGCCCGCCTGCTCGACCCGTGGCCCCGTATCCCCGTCGACACGGGTGAGGGCACCGACTTCCACCGCCTCGACCGGATCGCCGGCCACGCCGCCACCTCCTGGGCCCTCAGCCCCGAAGGCACCTACGCCAAGAACCTGAGCCTCGCCGAAACCGTCGACGGCGCCGTCCGCGAAGCGCTGCTCCACCTCCTCGAGCTCGGCCTCATCGACATCGACGCCGACCGGATGAACAACGCCAAGGGATGGCCCACGACACGGGAGCACCTTGAGCGCGGCTGGGCACCGAACGAACCCGACGAGCCGAAGGAGGCCTGACCGTGGGAGCAGCCCTGCACTTCGCGCACGCGCACCAGGCCCCGGTGAAGAAGCGCCGGCCGAAGCGCACCGGCGGCGGAGACGGCGACGGCTACGACGCCCTCGTGGCCCGCGTCTACCAAGACCAGCGCATGACCCCCGAAGCCCGCGAACTGATCCTCCTCCTCGCCTGGCTCGCCGTACGCGACCCCAACCGATACGACACAGACGGCAACCTCATCAGTTGGAGGAAACGCGCCTCAGCGATCCTCGGGGAATACGGACCTGGCCCCCACAGAGGATCCCGCCTGGCGGACCTGCTGTACGTCGACCGGCCCCGCTACGAGGACAAGCGCAGCGGATGGGAGGAACGACAATGCGCAGCACCGATGATCCGACGGGACGGACTGTGCGGGCAGCATGCCATCGGCCATGACTACACCGTCGACCAGGAGACCGGATGGCGGACGGCAGTCTGGTTCTGCCGTCGCCACGAATCATGGGGGAACGCGCTACGCACACAGCGCGCCGCCAACCCCGGCCCGGAGCCCATCCCGAATGCGGGCGGCCTCACCACCTCGTACCTGATGGCCGAGGGCCAGCAGCAGGCCTGGGCACAGCTGTACACGGAGGCGGCCGCGTGGAAGCACGACCGTTACTGGGAGCCGCCGAAGGCGTATGGCGTCGTGGCCGACGACTGGCCGGTGCCGGGCAAAGCCCCAGTGCCGCAGCGGGCCCGGCTCCGGCTGGTCATCGGCAACGGCGGTCTGGAGGCAGGGGATGCGGGTGACGACGCCTGAGACCCGGTCCCGGCTCCGAACCCTCGAGCAGCAGCGTGCCGCCCCCACCCCGGCGCCGCTCGACGGGCAGGCCGCCATCCCCCTCACCTGGCAGCAGGGCGTCCTGTGGGAACCAGCCCGACCCCAGGAGCCCCCGCCCTGCCGCAGCCGCCACACCGCCGCAAAGCCCGCACACACGCCCTCCCTCGCTACGCCC